ATGAAGATAGCCAAACTCATTGATCAATTAAATTTGGGCAATAACGACACATTGGCGGTTACACAAAAGCTTGTTCAAAAAATAATAAATTCATTACGTGAAGAAATTAATATACTTGTGGGTTCTCCTATTCCGTGGTCATTGCCCGATCTTTCAGTAAACGCTGTAAATTATCCAACTGGAACAGAATGGTCAGCGGATTCTAATTTTATAGGAGTGTCAAGACCACGAAACATGGCATTTAACTATATTGTAAGGGTAGCATAATGAACATATCTGTACTTGAAGAGATCCCGGTAGGAATACCACTTCCTTGGCCGACTAACATACCACCAAATGGGTGGGCGAAATGTAATGGAGCGATCTTTGATAAATTTTTATATCCAAAATTAGCGGAAGCTTATCCTAGTGGCATATTACCCGATTTACGGGGTGAATTTATTCGTGGTTGGGATGATGGGCGCGGGGTGGACGTTAATCGATATCTACTTTCCAATCAATTGGCAGATATTGCTCCACATAGTCACAGGATTGGCCGGATGTGGTCCAACTCAAATGCTGGAGCCGAGGGTTTGGGTACACCAAGCCGTATTCTCAATAGTGTCTACCAAGGCGTTAACTACGGAATTGATTCTCGCGGACTGGGCATTGCTATTGGAATGGGATCGGGTGGTTTCGGTTATATGGATAATGCGGTTGCTGCTTCAACAGGAACAGAAACACGTCCGCGAAACGTAGCATTTAATTACATTGTGAGGATTGCCTGATGAATAAGGCTGTACTGGATAAAAATAATATTGCTATCAGTACCGGAAGTATCATTGTGTTTAATTACGATGCGATTACGCTAGAGTATTTAAACAGTACTGATGAGTATCTTCCTGTTGGTGTCGGTCTTCCTGCTAATTCTTGCACAGATGCACCACCTGATACCCAAGAGGGATATGTTGCCTGCCGTTCATCTGATTTAAGTAATTGGATGATTGTACCCGATTACCGTGGAAAAGCAGCTTATAACATGGAGACACGTTTACCGCAGGAAGTTACTGAAATAGGTGAGCTACCCGAAACCCTGACTTTCAAAAAACCCGTCACCGATTACGATAAGTGGGATGGTCAAGAGTGGGTAGTTGATAAAGACCTACTGAAATCCCATCAAATCGAAGAGGACAAACAGCAGAAAGCAACACTGTTACGACAAGCGAATGAAACACTATCGTTACTTCAAGACTCTGTTGACCTGGAAATCGCGACAGAGGCCGAAGAAATCGCTTTATTGGCATGGAAGAAATACCGGGTATTACTGAGCAGGGTAGATATTTCACAGGCTCCCGATGTTGAGTGGCCGGAGGTGCCGGAGTAAGGAAAGGTAAATAGGATGAGGTAGAATTATAGTGAAATGTGATTTGTGCCATAAAAAGCTACCTAAAGGTAGCTTTTCTCTAATCCTTGGATAGAGCGCTTATATTCAATTTTCCTGTGCTCGATAATTTCTTTATTTGAATAGCCAATTTTATTATAGAGTTCCGTTTCTTTATTTTCCCCCTGATGTTGATGAATATTCATTTTATAAGTCCTCGATTTTATATCCCCGGATATCGAAATATTTCTTTATTTCATTGAAGCAAGAAGTTGTTGAGTTAAATACATCTTCTGTATTTTCCTGTATAATAACATCCTTGTTTGATGTTATCTATTTCAATTATGTTCCCGTCTTTAGTTGAGATAGTTATAAAAAAATCACAATGAATCTTAAACATAATTACCTCATGAAGATTAGCGTTAATGTCCTAAAAATAATACATTGCTATTAACTAATCACTTTCGCTAATCGTTTTTTTTTCATATTGAGCTAACTCGAAAAGTTGCATATTGCAGCATTAGAGTTGCTAATTAAATTAACATTTAATGCTAATGATTTATCTTGGTTAAATTCAAGAATTATTTTTTCTTGATTCTTAGATAGTGTCGTCATAAATAAATTCATGTAATAATAACCCCATATTACATGAATGGATTACTTAACCATGAACACACCAGCACACCGCCGTCACGATATTTCTGATCATGTTTGGTGTTTACTTGAGCCTCACCTGCCAGGACGTAAAGGTGAGTCTGGGGAGCATCGCTTATGATAATCGGTTATTTATTAATGCCGTGTTCTGGATTTTACGGACAGGTGCACCCTGGCGAGATTTACCGCCCGATTATGGTGACTGGAAAAATACGCATCGCCGTTTTTGTCGGTGGCGTGACAAAGGAATATGGGAAGGATTGCTTGAGCAGCTCATCTTTGAACCGGATTTCGAATGGTTGATGATTGATGCCAGTCACATTAAGGTTCATCCCCATGCCGCAGGCGCAGAAGGCGGCAATCAGGATATGGGGCGTACAAAAGGGGGCTCAATACCAGAATACCGTGCGAATCAGATCTTACTTTAAATGTAATGCAATCATTTTCCCTTGTTTGTCTGATGATAATTTGATGATTTTTGGAGAAATATTTGTCGTAGGGAGATTATCATAATAAAAAACATCCTTTCCACACTTTTGACATGTTGCATTAGGGATTAGGAAGGATGATTTTGTGCTTAACTTTCTATCTTTGGATTGATGTTTTGGTGTAACTACATGAGATTGGATATTATAATTAGCAGCAATTTCGTCATCTACTAGCATGGGTACAACTCGGCCGTTAATTGTTCTGAAAATCGTTTTACCCATTTAATAACCCCCCTACTAATCCTTTTAAATTAAGCTCTCGCCGTTTTTTCACCTGATTCCAAAATCTTAGCATGATTTCTATGTTTTGCTGAATAAAGAGCTACTTTACTTATACAGCAATTATTGAAACTTGGTGTTGGTTCTTGTTGCTCTTCGTTGCCTTTAACTTGAGTGATTAGACCGAATATGACATTTGCACTGTCGTTTTCTGGCGTGTGCTTGAGAGTTAATACCTTGCGCGGCTCGGTTTCTACACCAAAAGCTTTATCAATAATGTTTTCCAGAACTTTTGTTTCGGACTGGCGAATATGTTTACTTCCAGATTAACGATGTTGCACTTATTATGTGAATCTACCTAATACTTTATATAAAACAAGAATTACTTGTTTAAAACAAAGGAATGCTCATGGAAATTTATATTTACTTGTTTTTAAAATGGATTTATTTTTGTGAATAGTTTGAAATGTGACCGATTAGGCGTTTTAGGTTGGTAGTAAGAAGCGAGTGAGGGAAAGCCACCGCTTGGCAGTGGCTGATATAACTATTGCGCTTTCTTTCTAAAGTTATTGTCGTTTTTAACGAACTCGAAAGCATCAAGGATAATACCTGTAATCCTCAATATATCTTCTGGGGATTCGATAAATATTCTTGAGTTATTAACAGATAACCCAGCTCTATTAACTTCGTTAGTTAGGATGTCAGTGATTTCAATAGGTATCAGGATGTAAGGTTTATTCTTTTTGTCAAAGTACCTTATAATCCATCTGTTTGATTTTCCTTGATAAAGAATGCCAAAGTAAGATTCTGTATCCTTATATTGCAAATCAACAGAATCGCCAACTATTGATTTTGCTTTTTCATATAGAGTCAATTCGTTCTTAGTGGTAACAATATTAGGATTGTCTGGATCTGCTATTTCTTCTAATTCTTGCAGGCTCTCTTGAGATTCTATTTCGTCTGGAGTGCCATCAATCGGAACATGTTTATTTGAGAGACCAGAAACAACCATTGCGCTAACAGATTTCTCAACGGCTTGCTTTACCAGTGGAGTGATTGATTCAATAAAACGCTGATTTAATTGGCGTTCGACGTTAGACCTACTGGCAACATACCTTACAAACTCACTATCAACATCCCTCAGGCTGGTGCTAATGGTTTTAGTGAAGGTGGATAGGTAAACGCTTTCTTCTGCGAGCGTTCTTAGTGCTTCTGGTTTGAATTTATCGTGTCTAAATCGATAGAGTTGGCTTACGTCTGCATCGCTAACTTCATCCATTTTGATACGTAGGAATGGCGTAGGGTCCATTACGTTTTTTTGCTTTAAATCGGTAAAGAAACGCCACTCTATTCCATTTGTAATGGCCGAAATAGTTACTTCTGGAGTGGAATTAAAATATCTAGATAACTGAGGACAGTGATTATCCAGCTTTTCGCTGTATCCTTTTGCCTCAATAAACATTACTGGAACACTTTGGCAGAACAAGGCGTAATCAACTCGTTCATTTGCTTTTACGCCGGGGAAATCTGCCCCATACTCAGCTTTAACCTTTTGAGGATCATACGGGTTAAACCCCAGAATATCTAAAAAAGGCAATATTAATGCCTGCTTAGTTGTTTCTTCGGTGGTGCAGTGTTGCCCGACGTTATTAACGTGGTTAACATGATGTTTTATTTTTATCTTAAAATTTTCCATTCCATAACCTTAGTAATCTAAAACGGAATACCAGAACATTCTTCCGATGATAAGCACTTGATCCTCATCTGTAACCTCATCTTCGTATTCATCACGGTTGTAGCTTCTGATAAGAATTTTTCCTTTCGGGCGTCTATAAAGACATTTCAGGCGTTTTAATCCATCCTGTTCAATTGCATACACTTTTCCATCAATAATTTTTTTATCACGAATACGAAAGGGAATTGTCATTACCGGGCCGAAGCATGTTGCAAATGCGGTCGGTGTACATCAATCACAGATAAGTCGCTGGCAAACAGAGCCCCTTATGGGCTTTTGTTCGTTAATGGACAGTCAGATTAGAAAGCATAAGCAACTTAGAATAACCTTAATTCAAGGATGGCTTAAATCTGAAACATTTTGATACATTACAGAACAACAAGAACACAACTTTGGTTGTTAAATTTGTTGAACTAGGGGGTCAATCGAACTATTATCACCGTAGCGATATCGTAATTTGATAACTGCTAAACATCTATTCACTTTAATTTCATAATGTTAGGGGGCTATATGAGAACTGAACATACCAGATCTATACAGACTATTAGCCACTCAACAGAAGTTATTGACTCCTTCAAGGATAATAATACAGATAAACTTTTTTGCGTCCTTCGCCTTAGTGAAAGGCGGGATGCTAACAGACAATTGTTTATTGTAACGCTTAAAGATGATAATAAAAGTGATGATTTCTATATTGTGCCATTTGCTGAATTGGTTATCAGAAGGGAAAGGGTGAAATATCTTGTTTCTCCTGAAAATCAATATCCAGAATTTGGCGATGATATTAGTTTCATTATGAAACGGATTGAGTCCGTTGTTAAGATTTTCATTGATAATTACAAACTAACGACTACCCATTAAATTATTATAGGGATAGCGATGGCCCCCAATCTTATTAGTTCATATTCAAAGGACTTGAGCAAAAAGCCAAGTTGTGTTTCATCGAATATTATTGACGAGTTTTATCATTTATCGCCGGAAGATGATTTATTGAAAATAATAGAATATGCTCTTACTGGAAGTGAGTACAATTACTATTTAGAAATAATTTATATGGGACGCTCTACTCCTGATTTTTACTCTGAACACGCAGAATGTCTGAGAAAATGCGGGTATAGCACTGAGAGAATTATCGATGAATTACTTTCTTTGGATATGCATGAATCATCAGAAGATGCTTTGGTTGGAAGAGTTTCATATAACGACTTTAATTTTGTCGATAAAGAGATAACCCAAACTGGTAAGCAAATAAAAGGTGTTTATATAGATATAGATTATCAGAGGGCAGGGCTGGCTAGTTCCATTTATAATATTTTGTTATTGAAACATAGATATCTTATTTGCGACAGTATTCAGAGTCTGTCAGGTGGTTCTCTATGGGCTGGTAGTATCATTAAATTGGGTGAAGTTCGCATTTATGATGTTATCGAAAAGAAGTTCTTGGATGTATTAACTCCACATGGCGTCGGTGTAAATGGTGTTGTTCCGTGGAGTGCCCTAGATTTGCCTGTTAGTGAGTTACCCAAGTGGGAACCAAGACCTTTATCGCCAGAATCTTGCCATCATATTGTTAACATTATAAGCAAAGATAAATTATACAGCTAAATCCGCTTTCGGTAGATTTTTTCATATCTGGCCGCTTAATTGCGGTTTTTTTTGTATCTAAAAATAACCATAGGTGGTGATATGCCATTGATTAAAGACGCCATTTCATCATTTTTGGGGAAAGATGAGGCTTGGAAATGGTCGGAGCATTTGCATCCTGCCTCGTTTCGCGGTGTGCCATTTGCTGTAGTGTCTGGTGAAAGCGTTTTCGGTAGACGTCAGGCTTCAAGTTTCAAATTGACCCGGCAGAGACTGGACACCGACCATCAACCCATCCCTAAGTGACAGTGGGTTAATGTCTTCTCTGCAATTGGAAGTGGAAGTAAAGATTTCTGATTTAGATATGATGTAGTCATGTTTAGTGTCAGTTCCAGCTATGGCAACCCATTTGTTGAAGTGTTTGCCGATGATGAGATTCCTCTCTATGTGGTCATGCCGCCCACATCCGCAGCAGTTTTGGACATACAACCCAAACCAAAGAGTGTTACAACCAGTGCCAGAATATCAATTGTAGTACGACGTTCGTTAGCTATGAAACCTTTGTCCGGTTCGTGACTACACCAACATTGATTGGGATGGTTCCGCCTCATCCTATTAATCTACTAATGATCAGTGAGCCTTATGTCTTTTTAATTAGATCCGTTGAATAAATAATCATAAAAAGTACATCATGATTCGTTCAGATGTGCTTTTTTATGTGAAAAATATTTTTCTGATGATGCTTCGAGAGGGGGAGAGATTGCCTGAAATAGATAGTGTGGATTTATACAGTGGTGCCAAGGTGCTGCCAATCTGCTGCCATTTTGCGATTTTCATGCCATCGCAGAAAGCAAAAAAAGCCACCTTACGGTGGCTTTTTCTTTTCCCTAACTCACTGAATTATCAGCAAGTTTTATATGGTGCCCAGGGCGGGACTTGAACCCGCACAGCCTTACAGCCGAGGGATTTTAAATCAGGTGTTATAATGAGATTTATCAGATAGTTACACTCTATTTTCACTATAAAAATGGATTTTATCGATCAAGAAAATCAATTAGTTAAAAACCGTAAATAATTAATATAGTGAAGATAAAAGGGATCAAAATAGAAAGGACTATAAGTCACCGGGCATTAAATTATCATATGTAATAGCTATTTTTCTTGACCGCCAACGACGGGAACTACTTTCACTTTTCTGTCGTATCTCGCCGTTTGAGTAATGTTCTTATGCCCTGAAATTTTTTGTTTTTCTGTTAATGGTCCTTCCAAGTCAGATATCCCTTTGGCTTTTAAATCATGAAACGTAAAATCAAAATCTAGTTCCGGAAATTTTTTGACAGCTTCTTCATGCGCTTTGCTCCATCTGCTATTAAATCCATCCCTAGTATATCGGGAGCCTTTACGTTGATGAACTACATATATGCTACTGATTCCGCTAGCCAGTGGTAACGATTTACTCATTTCAATAACGTTATTTAGCCGCTCTGTCCACCGTTTAATTTGTGCAACCGCCGTTTTACCTTGTTTAATAAATATTCCTGCGTCGCTTATTTGGGCATATGTCATAGCCAAAACATCCGCCTGTCTTGCGCAACATAAATATGCAAGCTCCATCGCTACTTTAACAACCGGAGGAGAAACAGAATATAGTGCGTTATATTCATCATCGGTAATATACCGATCTCGCACCTTTTCTTTAAATTGCCGCACGCCCTTACATGGGTTTCCTTTAACTAATCCCCGCTCATATCCCCAACCAAATGTCCTGGATAAAAAGCTTTTCTCTCTGTTTGCTTGAACCTTGCTCTTTAACCCGCGTTTGTCCATATATTTTCTGATGTGCTCCGGCTTAATATTATCCGGGTTCATTTTTCCAAAAACAGGCAGTAATTTATTTGAATATTTGAGGTAATCTTTTTGAGTTTCCGCACTTAGATCGGTGAAGTCAGGTGAGAGGAAGAAGGCTTTAACTAATCCTGCCAGAGTTTCCTCATTTTTCTGTTCAGATAGCATTTTTTCATATGCTACCCAAACTTCCGCTTGGGTAGATGAAAAACTACATAAACGAATAGTTCGGCCATCTTGTGCAAGAAATTCATAAGCCGATCGCCCCCGGCGAACTCGCGGAGGCATCCAATTATCTGACGGGTTTTTACGCTTTCTACCCATTAGTCTAAAGCTCCGAAATTGGGTTCTTGTGGAGACTGAGAATAATCTCTAACCCTTTGAGACAGAGGATTGTTGAAATGTTCCCATGTCGTTTTTGGTTTACCGTCTCGACGGATGACAAAAAATATTCCAGCCTCTTTTAATGCTTTGCATTGTTTGGATGGAATTTTGTATCCGGTTAGTTCTGCGATATCCGTGTCGCTAATAATGCCGGTTTGCGCATCCATATTTATTCCTTTTGCAAATTTCTGACATACTGAGAAAGCCAGGCTTTCGGCGTTGACTTCCTCATCTGATGCTCAGACATAATTAATTTGAATCGCTGTGTATATTTATCAAGAATAGCTGTAACTGCTTTGTCATCGTATTTCGATAGTTGAGTGAGCTCGTTTAAGCATTCCTTTGCTATTGCTCTGCGTCCGTTCTCATAAATTTGCTCTGACATATTCAGACTTGAACTAATGTTTCTTTCCAGTCGATATCTTCTAAATCGACACGCGCAACTGGCATGCAAAAAGTACTAAATTTAGATGCAAGCCACACCCCGTCATTCAAATTTGGTGCTTCACGATATGCATATATAAATCCGTCTTTATCTGTTGCGAGACATTCTATAAGCCTCGGAACTGTTAATTGAATGCCGAAGTAGTCAACAGTCTTTGTTTCGATCGGAAATGTGCTAATAAGTTTCATGATGCTTTATTTCCTTTAATATATTTGAGCCGATTCTAGCTAACTCTGATTTGTCAATTGTTGTGAACATACAGCGCGGCTTGATAAACGGACGCCATATTAATAGCAAGCTTCCTTTTGTATTTCCTTTTTTCTCCTTTCCATTACCAGCATTAATAAATGAAATCCTTCCACCTGTTATTATACGAATCTCATCTACAGAGTTCATAGCTAATTTAAACCAGCCCACAGATGTATCAGCCGGGACTAACATAACAACCGGCTGTAGTTGCTTCCTGCATTGTTCAGCGGCCTTTATTACCCACGGCGATATATCAGAATACGGCGGATTACAATATATTGCTCCGTAGCTAATCCATTCACTATTTAGTGCATTATTTCGTTCCGTTAGATAATGAGCACATAGAGCATTTTCATAGTCTGCTGCTGCATCGAGATAAAAACCAAATTCTATGTCTAACGCTGTGAATATCTCAATCGGGGTTTGCCATTTATCTTTTAATTCTTTGGGAGTATTACTGCCTCCGAGGTCTGCCATTAATCACTCCAATAAGATAATGCTTTTTGTGCCGCATCATGCGGATGAATATATTTCCAATCGCCATCCTTTTTTGAATATGATTCAATCTCACATTCTGCTACATGTTTTGCGTCGGATAATTTCATGCCACGATAGACAAGTACATTTACAATATATCTCTTGAACATTCGTTTCCATATGAAATAAAAGTGATGACATAAATAATCATTCATTATTCACCTATTAGTTTATTGGCATATTCATGAATTGCATTAGCCTTAATTTTCCTGATTTCAGCAATTACCTGATTCGGTGAACCCGTGTCATCTTCTTCTTTAATGCCCACAGCATCAGCTATAGAAGCTAAACCCATGCATGATTCAGCAAACATCTGCTTATAGTTTTCTCGTTCTTTTTGCAAAGAAATTAATCTATCTGCAATTTCATTCAGAATTAAATAATCGTCACAGCTTGCTACTCTTGCTAACTCGTGACATGCAGATATTAAAGACTCTGTATTTTTAGTCATGATAGTTACCTCTTTTTAATAATCATATTTTCACAAATTTCTTTTGCTCTATGACATGTGTCAACATCGAACCAGCCGAAGTGACATTCACATTTATTAATTCCTAATTTTCTTGCCAGCCACTTATACGCATCCGTTCGCGTCAATTTCCCTGATTGCCATATTTCTTCAAAATATCTTTTACTGCTTAGTCTTGCATTACGAGTTGCTTTATCTGCTAATGTGCCGAGTGGAATATCTGTAAATGGATGCATGCCAACATATGCCCCACACGATGTACATATATATAGCCACGGCCATTTGCTATAACTTTTGCCGAATACATTTTCATGATGAGCTATTGTTATGTGACCGCAGCAGTATCGACATCTTACAGGAATTGGTAACGGGTCTTTAACACGTTGAATTGCTCGTTGACTGGGATTCCACGGCGTTTTCTGAGTCATATTCACCTCATTAAATAAACTTCGGTAATTTTTTACCCGTTAATTTTTCAGCCTCATCGATAAATTCATTTGCATGTGTTTCTGTACCAACATTGAGAGCGTATTTATGAACAATGCCCTTCGTAACAAATGCGCCGGCAAATAGAACTTTTTTTAGATATTTATTGCGGCGATTGACTTTAGCTAGTCGTTTCTTTAATCTCCTGCTTTCTTGTGCTAGTTTATGAGTTTCATTTGCTAATTCGATAAACTCTTTCACTTTTGCTCTGTACTTTCTCGCGAAATAGTGCTCGAGTTCTTCATTTGGAAAAATATCTGTTGGAATTGCTTTTCGGGATAAAATAATATTTATTTGAGATTCAGTCATTATTGCCTCTTATTGATTAATAGGGTGGGGTTAAAATAGGTCTAGTTGAAATATTTCACATGATTCAGAGCAAGAACCGGTATCGAATCTTTTTGCTCTGATCATCTCTTGATATAGATTTTGATAATCTGCATTCGAATACATTCTTGCTATTCCGTCAAGTGACATATTACCTCTGTACATAATTTCTTTTGATGTTTTCCGATGGCCGTCTCTAACATGCTTTCCTGTAATACAAGTCAATTCGAATACTCTTTTTAAGCCCGGCTCATCTTGACACGCCAGTCCAATTTTTTTGCTGCTCTTTTTAATACAAAACACGCAATTACCTAAATGTTCTGGTATTTGCAGATCGAACGGTTGCTGACTCCACCAGTTCATAATATCCTGTTTATCAAAATCCGAGATATCAGCTAAATAACTTACTCCATCCTTGCGAGTTAATCTTTTCGGCTCATCTGCACGAATACCAATCCACGTGTGATAATTTCCTTTTCCGAAATTGTCATTGCAATAATCACGAAACGGCCTTAATTTCAGTCTGTCTGTACAGAATGCGCCGCCGATGTAAGGTGTGCCATATTTTTTTACCATGTCTCGAAATGGCTTTAGCACCGGCATTCGCGTTTGAATATCTTTCGGTTCCCAGACAGTATAGCTATTAGATGAACCCAGATTTGGGTTCATGTCAGCTTGCAATATGACTAACGGAATATCCCAGAATTTAACTATTTCTCTGACGAACTTATATGTCAGAGGATGTTCAGCTCCGGTATCCATAAAAATATAGCGGACATCTTCGCCAGCTTTTCGTCGTTGTTCAATTAAATACACGAGATAAGCCGATGTTCTGCCGCCTGAAAAACTAACGACATTGATCATTGTTATATCCTATTAATAATTTATTCACTCTTTCAGGATTTCCAAGAACAAATACTTTATGAGTAAAATCATCGGGATTGACTTTATTTTTACTTTCTCGCTTGGGCTTTTGAGCTTTATTTTTCGATTTCTTTTGACCGGCAATCTGACATTCAACACAATTCCCGTTTGCCATGTATCTCAACGTATGCCCGAATGGGCATGGTTTGCCAGTATACTTATTCGGTTCCTCTTTCATTGGTCGGATTCCCCATATTATTTAGTTCATCAACTTTATTTTGAGTTGTTTCAGGTTTTTCAAACCAGTCATCTATACTTGACATGCCATCACGCAAGCTTGCATAGATTTTCTTCATCTGGACCATTTGAGCGGGGCGCATAGCTTCAACACGGCACTGTATGCGCTTCTGAATTTGTTCACTTGTAACGCCAAATTCATCTTTAAACACTGAGACCATTTTCTTGATGGCATCAGGGGATGTATCAGCGTTGCTTCTGAGTGTCACGTCACACTGATTAACTGCGGCTTCGATAACATCACCGGGTATTACACCCAAAATACACGCCCGCAAACGCCTTGATCCTTGGTTTGCCACAATTTCGTAGATATCGCGTGGATCTTCCAGCTTTTTCTTTCCCTGTCGCGTAAATCGAACATGCGGAACAGTAAAGGTCTTAACTTGACGTGTGTTTGTTTCAATATCCCACGCAAACGCTTCAACAGACGATTCACCGTTTTTTTGCTCAAGCTCGCGTATACCAAACTGTATATTTCCCCAGTTTTGAGCAACGGCCTCAGCTAACCTGATGCTTGGTCCTGTCACTTCAGCGCCGCCTCTTGAGTAAGAATACAAGGCACTTTCCGCAAGAGTGGGTCGTGTACATGCTTGCAAAATTCTGTCCATTGCAACAATTGGGTCGCGGGGGAATTTCTTTGCGATCACCATCGCGGCTTGAACTTCTTGTATGGCTCTTTGTTGCTCAACTGCAACCATTCCATTTGCTTGTTGCGTATGTTGTGCACTTGAGCTAAACGGGTTAATAACACTATTATTCATCTCTTCTCCTCGCCCAGATTGGGCGTTGAATTTTTTCAAATCCCAGCCCCCAGTTACCCGTTGAGTGGCATTTGTGATATACATCTAAATCTCTTCGAAATAGATTGAAGCCAACTTCCCTGTCGTATTGATCCAATACAAACAAGCGAACTGGATATTTACCGCAGTCGATAGATTCACTGACCGCCAAAAAGCAAAATGTGGGAATAGTTCCATTTGTATACTGCCGATATCCTTCGCTATACATTGCATCCTGTACGTGATAGCGAAATTCTTCGATATGGGTGGGAAATCTATCGATATCCGAAACTTTTTTAACATCAAGAATGATATCTTTGTCGGGTATTAGCTTATCCGGCCTAATCCTGCATAACTCCTCTGTTTTGGTGTCATTCCAGTAAATTGATGATTCACAATATCCATCTGCTTCCAAAAGAAGCCTGGCTCCCGGATGAGCCATGACACTATCACGCATTATTTTCAGCTTCCGATGCTGTTCATAGTCCATGACTGTTTTCCCCGAGCCGGAGCACTTTTCAAGAAATTCCTTTTCCTCTTCTTTCCCTGCGTTAGTTCGACGACTAAACTTCGGCGCTTCGATAAATCGATTATTGAACTCGTCGGGTTCTAACAATAAACAATGAAGAGCCGTTCCCATATTAAGCGCATCCTTTTTCTCTTCATCTTCGGGAGCGTCATTGTCCCACAATAAAAGCGCCGCCTCTTTTGCGATCACATCCAACTGTGATTTACTGACTCCGGGTCCAAGATGATAATCTTCATTCGATATGTCATAATAAATACCGGGTTTCATCGTTTACCCCCAATTAAAGCCATCCGCTGGCATCTAATAATTCAAGTTCAGTTGGGTCTTGAGCTTGACTCAATTCAATATAACGCTCAATCATTGAAATCCTTTTCAATATTTCCGTTTGAGTGTCATATAAATATTCATCCATAAAATCAGAGTCAGCTAATCCGTTTAAATCATCATTGCTTAATATCATTCCGCAAATCCGTGCGTCTATGATAACCCTTTTGAGCGAAGTTAAAGTTAATTCATTTCTTTTGCATTCAATTTTATATTCAATAATCTCCTCTTCTAAAGGATTGTTGTATAATATTTTTTCATAAGCTAATAATCTCTCATCAGCTATTTGTCCGCGGGTTTTCATATTGTTTATCTCAGAAAAATTAAAATGATTGTTGCGAATAAAATTAAACAAGATGGATATAACATAGCAAAGAGCCATTCTTTAATCATATTCATAGCTTAATCTCAAATATTGCATTGCTATAAACCAGTTTATTTCGCTCATTAAGTGACGAGCAATATAAGCTTCACATTGAGCTAACTCAAAAAGTTGTTTGTTGATTTTCATGATATACCCTGAGCCGTCCGCTGGCTTTTACTCCATGTTATTAAAACTCACCCTTATTAATTTTAATTAATGCTTTATGATATTGTTTAGCTGCTTCTTCTGTTAGATGAACGAGACCATTTTTCAATAAAGAATTGTCATCGTAACTTCCACGCCAGGCATTATAGCAAACACCCAACAAAGAATTAACATACCAATACTCTTGCCCCGCTTTTAGTTCATAATCAACAGGCTTTGGAAAGCTGACTTTGCCGATAGTGATCATTTCTGGCTTGCGACGATATTTAGAATCTTTGATCCACCAGGGATGATCATCTAAGTCATCCCACCCGTCAGCGCCGTCACCTATTTCCCACAGCTTCCACGGCTTATCAGTTTTCAACGCATCTTGAGCATATTGCAACATTTTTTCAGCGTGTACGTGTGCGGCCATATTCAATCTCTCTTAATATTTATATCAATTCGTACTGCTGAATCATGTACGTGATCTTCAAAAAACATTTCGAACCAATTTCTGAGCGCGTTTATATCATTACTGTGAGCGTCCCGACACATATTAAAATAACAATCTTCATTACATACTAAAGAATTTATAATCTCATCAAATTCTTCTTGTTTTAATGTGATATCAACTTTCATACAATGTTTCCTTTAGTTCAGTTCATCTGGATAGCTCATCCAGCAATTTAATTGAATAAATTCATCAGATTCGATAACAACATTTTCAGGTTCAACTGTTAGCCACCCCCCGTTAAATTCGTCGGGGATGTCTAATTTACAGTTCATCCATTCATTACCACAACGCATTTTTAACAGTTCAATTAGTTCTGCTATTGTCATGAAGTGTACTCCTGTTATTTGTTTTGTAGATATCCAGTTCCATTGCAATGAGAACATTGTTCAATCGGTGTGTGAATAGTGTTCATCAACTCTGATAAGAAATTATCGATCATTTCTTTTAATTCCCACTCGTTACTTGCAGAAAACCCCTTGATGGCTGTATATCCCTTATAGTTCTCTTGTGCGTGAGTCATTTGGTAAATGGATATTTCTTTAGATTTTGCTGTCTTGAAATGTAGCTTTTCTCTTTGCTTTTTAGTTCTAGCAAAAACATCATGATAAGAATATATATGAGGCTCGAGTATGGGTATTATTTTTTTAACCTCAAAACAAAAACCAAAGTCGCTACTTATTCTTGCAAGTTTTGGATTTATATTATCTCTAACGTGCTGCCGAACAAGATCATACATCTCTTTTGATGATATTTCACACGGACTATTAGCTCGCAATGGAGCTGGAACGACAATGCAATCTATTAGAGAATGCTTTATATTTTGATTTGTTACGCTGTATTGCTGTTCTGAGAAGTCGTATTTCCTAACCGCTGGATAGTTAAATTCGGGTGCATCTTTAAAGTTATCAACTTCGCATATTAAATTAAAATAAACATTAATTTGTTTTAAATAATCTGGAGCGATGTCATACGCCAGAAAATAAAGAGAAGTCAACATATCTTCATCAAATTCATTCCTCTCATTGAGAGGTATTTCCAATGGAAATTTTGAACTTTGAAGTTCATCATCTTTTAATTTAAATCGTTTATTTTTTCTTTCGCCAGTAATTAATATTTCTACTTTTTTTGGATATATTGGTATTTCAAACCAACATCTCGCAAATGTTTCTTTGGGTTTATGACCATCAAATAAAAGCTTGTCTATTTGTGTTTTATGGTAATTAAAATTATAACCATTGATCTCGTTGCAGTCGGTAATAAAGCACTTACCGACATTTGTTTTAATGATGTTTATTTGTAATACTTTTTTATCTTCCATCTTCTTATCCTCTAGTCGTAATCATTTCGCTATCTCAATGATTTAGTTTTCGATACTATAAATTAACTCATCACCGAAGGCGTCAGAGTAAAATTTATTCATCGCCATTTCATCTGCACTTTGCTCGTTAGCTTTTTCTATAGCCCATCTTGTAGCATATTCTTCAGCGGTTCTGGGCTTAGTTGGCTTACCCCAAATATCATTGTACTGCACATTATGTTGTTCATTGCACTGCTCGCAAACTTCGATAAAATCACGTTATGAAATTCTAGCTCCGAATTTTGCGTATATTGCTTTAACTTGATTAATGGTGATTGCGTTCATGATTAACCCTCATTTTTAATAAATAGCTTCCCTGCCGATAATTCCCTATTGTTATTCCCCGTGTGGCGAAATTAATCATTCGCTTAAATCATAAAAAGTACCGTAAGTTATCTCTTCAAAACATTCAGGAACTTTCGGTATTGTATCCCAATCCTCTCTCTCTACACTGGGAATAGCGAATAAAAGAATGCTATTATCTTTTGATGCCTTTCCCACTGATGTTGAAATCACTGGAATGCCACGTTGATTTGGTTTTTGAGTTCCTAATGTTGTGCAACAAATATTGAATTTCTCAATAAGAAAATCTTTGTAAGTAGGCAGTTTCTTTAACTTCCTGTTTGTTTCTTCGGTTAAATCAGCAATCTTTTTATTAAATTCCTTCCCTGACTTTGAATTGCTTTTTGCATGAACTACTTTTAATTCATCGTTTTTCACAATAATTTTTACAGCAAAATCAAATTCTTTCTCTATTGGAAAAGCAAATCTTTCTATTAATGTTCCATTTACACCATACCCATGTTGAAATGTTGCCCCCTTTGCACCGATGCTATCTTTTGCAGTTTTAAGAACTTCCGCTCGCTTCTCATTGATAATTTGAAATTCATCATCAATCTGTTTAACGATATCACCAATTAGACGATAGTATTTAAAATCTCTTTCGCTCATATATCCTCCCATGATTAACTCACCACAGCCCACTCGTAAATGAGCTGGATTTATTACTGAGACAAATGAAATGGATAGATAATGTCTTCGTATATTTTCATACACTTTATTCCCGCAACACATCCTGCTAAACTTTTTAAACATTTCTCTTTGTCTAAAATATTAATTCTTTCTGCACGCAATAACGCTTCAATACTTTCTGTAATTCTTTTAAGTTCGTGTTCAGCTAAATTTTCAATAGTCATTTTATTAACCCCTCGCTGTGATACTCTTGCTGCTTTTCTTGCCGACTGAGTAGATAAATACATTAGGCATCAAACAATTATTTATTGAATCAATAACAGATGTGGTTTTTACCGAAACTGCTTTATCAACTCGATTCATTGCAGTGCGCTTAATTGTCAGAACCGGACGGACTGGCTTAACTTCTTTATCAGGATTAATCCCGTTTGTTTGGTTATATGCCTCAGTCAATGCCTGTCTACTGTCACGACGACGTTTAGCAGCGTTGTTATATGCATAACATTTCATAAATTTTCTCCTGTTGATTTCTGATTAAGCTATCTCGATAGCTCAGTCAGAAACCGACTGGTTGAAAATGTGCACTTTTCAGTGCTGTCTGTTAAAGAGCGAAACTTCCTGTTAGTTACTGCTTACTGTTATTACTGGTACTGCGTTGTTTCTTTGCACTTGCGAATCATCCGGTTCTTCGTGCGCTACCGGCAGATACTTCATGGGCTTTCCCTGCCTGTTCGCTATCTTGTGTGCCTTTGATGTGATGGATAATCACATATTGTGTTTTGATCGTCAACACGAAATGTGATTTATTTTGTAGAGCAAATATCATGTGTTTGATTTTTAAATTAATTTATTTCAAAAAATTTTTCAGGAGAGAGATTGGCTTTGGGGGTGATTGGGGGAGAGGAGGGAGTAAAAAAGCCCTCAAGGGAGGGCTAGTTATTGTTCGCTATTTATCTTATCAAAGATATCGTGGTTCAATTTTTGAACTTCCAAAAAATTGATAATAAAGAAAATAATTGAATAAATCAGCAGGCCGCAAAATAATATGGGAAAGCTAAAATAAATTGTTATTCCTTTAATATCATACGAATAGCTTGAATCAGGCAGATATTGGTTTAGCAAAAGGTAAGTTGTTGCTAAACCAAAATGCACTAAAAAGGAGTTTCTAACACTCCTTAAGCTTAACCTTATATCCTGGATGTAATTTTTATTTTTTACACCAGATATATTAAATGTAACTATCAATCCTAGACCGATGGAAAACATGATTCCGGCTACGGTATACAATGTTGAGATCAAAAAGGAATCGGGTCGTGCATCAACTAAGGATGAACAACCTACAACTATTACTATGATAAATAGTAAACTAACTACTTTCCGTTTCATTTTTCAGCTCAACAAGGAACTTGCTCATCTCTTGAAAAACCTGCTGTTCAACAAGTTTACCTGTTTCTGTTACTTCTATGTCAACAGGTTTTATTCTTAAAAGATCTTTTCCTTTTACTTCTGTTTTTCCATCAGCCCTTTTGAATGAAATGTTATCAAGATCACTAACTGGCTTCAAGTAAGCACCAAGTATATTGGCGTATTCTTCTTGTGTCATTTTTCTGGGTTTTTTGAATTTTATCAATAACTCAGCCGATATTAATTGACTATCTTGGATTTGCGCAAAAGTGGTCGTGTTTGACATTACACTACTCAAATAGGCCATGACCGCTTCCGTTAGTTTTATTTTTGTTGATGATTCAGCTATCTGTGTCGTTTGATTTTTATTATTTATTGCTGTGTTACTAGATGCTGGTAGAGGGGCAGGATCTCGGACAATGATTGCTTTTATATCTTTCAACTTAGTCTGGTTGTTGACGTCTATCATAGGCGTGAACTCAACAAGCTCGTTGTTTATAAACCAGCCAATATAGGTCTGTAGAGAGGGTATTGTTTTATTTAGAGCTAAATTTGTGACTAAAAAATCATTGCTTATAGCAAAATAGTAATGATCCTTACAAATGACCGTGGATTCAATGCCTGCACCTTCGAGCTCCTCCATAGTGAAATTTTTTTTCTCAAGCAAATTATCCGGGATTTGCTCTATCTCACTACTTGGTGCAATTCTGAGCATGGTACAAAAAACAGCATTGGCTTGTTCTGACGTTTGATAACATGAAATTAGGTCTTGTTCTTTTTTAGGATCTTCTGAACTAAGAAGCATGCATCTATCTTTTACCATAGCTGTATTATTAAGCTTAGTAAGTAACGAGTCTTTAACCTCACTGTGAGATCTAGTAATGTCAGTATTTTTTATTTTAAATGCTCGTAGTTTAATGGTTTTCGGTTTTCTGGAACGCTCAGTGATGGTATTTTTCTCTTCTTTCATAACGCCACCTTAAGTAAATCAATTTTTGACTAGTAGCGAAGGAGTGAGCTATTTTAATTCACTTGCCTTTCAAATCACTTATTCGCCAACGTGTGGGGCACCATACTGAATCACTATTACCAAGTTATTGTGTGGTAATGCTCAGAATGCGATCCATCCCCATAAACGGGGAACATTTTGATTATTAAAAAAATTCTTTATGCTTTCTTTTTGCTTTTCTTCTGTGATAGTTCTTCTAGTAATTGATTGTAATACCGTTTTTTTTCTTCAAGAGTTTTTAAAAGTTCGTCAGCTTCGCTGTCTGGTAGTTCATCGAATAGTTCAAGAAGTATTTCTTGACGTCGGCTCAACTCCTTACTTTTAAGTTGGCTATCTACACAGCATTCTTGTTGTTCGCCGAACATTAATTCAGATGGAGAAACATCAAGGGCTTTAGATAAAATGACTGCATCATCAGCGCTGACATTTCTAGTGCCAGATTCATAGTTTCCTATTCTTGACTGAGAGGCCCAGCCACACCGCTCCGCAAGTGCAGCTTGGCTCATTTTTTGTTTGTTTCTAAGACGCTTAATTCTTGCGCCAACGCTTTCATTTGTTTTCATGGACTCTTATTTAACACAGCACGTGTTTTTTATCTTTCACGATTTGTGTTTACAACGAATCACAAATTGTGTTTAATGATGATGATTTAGATACAGGGAGTAACTATGAACAAGATCTCAGATGCAAGGAAAGTGATCGGCATTACTCAAGCTGAATTAGCAACAAAGCTCGGCTGGTCACAATCACGTATCGGTAATTATGAGTCTGGAATTAGAACTCCAGATTTACACTCATGTCGCAAGATTGTGTACATACTCAATTCCTTGGGAGGGAAGTATTGTTTAGATGACATCTTCCCGCCAAAAGCGGCATAACGATAACAAACCCGCGAGCCGGTATAGCTCGCTGCTCTTTAACAGATAGCGCTGAAAAGCGCATTCCTCACAAAGACAAAGTGGGGAGCGTAACCCTAAAACAGGGTTATTAACTTTATTTTATTTAGGAAATTTAACAGATGAATAGCGCAATGGAACGCAAAACTGTAGAAATCGAGTCACGAATACGAAAGGGAATTGTCATTACCGGTCCGAAACATGTTGCGAATGCCTGCGGCGTGCATCAATCACAGATAAGTCGCTGGCAAACAGAGCAGACGGGCTTTGTTACAAAAGCCGCAAAATTGCTGGCAGCAATCGGTTTTGACGCTCCGATCAGTGAAGTAGTGATCCACGGAGAAGAAACAGCACAGATAGCTAAAGCGTTGCAAGAAATGCTATCTCACTTAAGAGAAAGCGCCCCGACTGCGGGAACAGATGGGGCACAGGAATAGCTAAGAACGAGGTGATTATGGACAGTTTCGACTATCACGTCAATGTCTTGATGCCGGCTAATTTCTTTCGTGATGATGAAAAATGGATCCGAGAAATGCTGTTGCAGCTCGATCCGTCAACTCGCGGAAAAATTACGGTGCGGTATGCCGAGGTTTATCAAGAGTCTTGGGATGAAGAACCGGTTTCATATCGGAAAGATAACACGGCAAGACGATCAGCAAATATCCGATTAAGGGAGTTTGTCAGGAAATATGCTGCTTTCAGCCAGGGGTATGTAACAACCCCGCAGGAACTTTCAACAAAGCACATGCCAGAGAACCAACCCTATCAGGCAGTCGCCTGAAACTCCGAAGCCAACATAAAAATCTGGCTTGTGTTGCTGGTAAGTGTTGAAAGGCAAGGTTTGCACAAGGCTAAAACCCGAAAAATTAAGGTCAAGGTCAACGGCAGATCGAGTCACAGAGTACCTAACCTAAGGACAAGGAGAGTGATTTTTAAAATTCTTTATAAATCAATTTGTTACGAGAAAATTTTCGACAGGATCTGTCGGGTTATACCGACAAGGCTTGTCGGGTTGGTTTTTTAACTTTAAAAATCAATATGTTAAGAGGTTTTATGCGGGGTTTTGTTAGAACATTTAGGCTTGTTGAGTTTGGAAAAAGGCTATCTGAACTGAGTCCATCGGGCCAAAAAATCTTTTGGTATTTGGTTGATGTCGCTGATTGGCGACTGGGAAGAGTCGTAACAACACAAGCTGAACTTGCAGAGAGATTCGAAACAACGATCAGGACAGTTGAGAGAGCTGTTAAGGAACTTACAAAGCAAAACTTGATAAAACACAAGAGGGGGATTTACGCAATTAACCCAGAATTTGTATGGGGAGGTCGAAGCTGGAATATACCCAAAGCGTCGTATTACACATTGAACGCTGAAAAATTACCTGGAGTTATTGATTTCGCCTCGGCAGCGCAGGCGATGAACGGAAAAAAACTTGAGGAGGCCGGGCGGAAAACTTTGAGGGAGATCTCCGCCCGAAAACTTAGAGGAACTTAATCATGTTAAATATACAACCGAAATTAAAACAAGTCACGGCATTAAACATGTTGCGGACTGAATGGAAAAAACACCGAACGTTTTTGCTATCCGCCAGTGTGGGTTTTGGAAAAACAGCGATAGCGGCGTTTATTGCTGACGGATTTGTCAGTCATGGTATGAGAGTGATGTTCGTTGCCCCATACACAGTGTTGCTGGATCAGACCGCGACCCGTTTTGTTGAATACGGACTACCCGCTGACCAGATCAGCTATGTGTGGCGTAATCATCCGTTACACGATCCCGACCGGCTAATCCAAATTGCTTCGGCTGACACACTGATACGCCGGCAATTTCCAGATGACATCGATTTGTTGATCATCGATGAGGCGCACATGAAGCGCCGCAAGTTGCTTGAAATTATCAGAGATAGCGATATTAGAGTTGTCGGTTTATCAGGAACGCCGTTCGCGGCGTGGATGGGTAAATATTACGAGAAGTTGATTAAGCCAACGACGATGAAAGAGTTGATCGGTATCGGTGACTTAAGCCCGTATGAGTTTTACGCGCCAGATAATCCCGACTTAAGCGGCGTTAAAACGACCAGTCTAGCTGCATTTGGTAATGACTATAACGAGGAGCAATTAGCGCAGATCATGGGTGATTCAACGCTGGTCGGTAATATCGTTAAGTTCTGGCTTGAAAATGGCGAGGACCGGCCAACGATTTGCTTTTGTGTGAATGTCAAGCACGCTAACTATGTCACGATGGAATTTAACAAATCGGGTATTAACGCTGAAGTGATGACAGCTGAAACCCCGCATGACGAGCGGCAGTTGATCATTAATCGATTTGAGAACGGGGCAACAAAAATCATTGTTAACGTTGGTGTGCTTGTTGCTGGGTTTGATAGTGATGTGCGGTGCATCATTTACGCTCGCCCGACTAAATCAGAGATTAGATGGGTTCAGTGTCTGGGGCGTGGGTTGAGAACTGCGAAGGGCAAAGACAAATGCCTTATTTTTGATCACAGCGGCAGCGTTCACTTGCTTGGTTTCCCGGATGAAATCGAATACGACAAATTACCTTCCAAAAACGATGGCATGAAAACCCAGTCTGGTTACAGCGAGTGTGAGAAGAAAGCAAAGTTACCGAAGGAGTGCCCTAGCTGTCACTACATGAAACCAGCCGGTATCTATGTTTGCCCTAAGTGTGGGTTTAAACCACTGATGGGCGAGAACGTTGACGTTGATGAATCTCGTGGGCTGAAAAAATTGGGCAAGGGCGACAAGATTTACTCGAAAGAAGAGAAGCAAAGCTGGTGGTCACAGATTAAATATTATCAGCGTGAACGTGCTAATCAGGGAAAGCCTATTTCTGATGGCTGGTGTGCCCATACGTTCAAGAAAAAATTTGGCGTATGGCCCAGAGACTTAAGCGATCACTTAGTTGAAATCTCACCGGAAGTTTACAACTTCATTCGTTCTAAACAAATTGCATGGGCCAAGATGCAGGAGAAGAAAAATGCGGACAGTGGAAGCAGTGAAAGGGCGGTGGCCTGAAATATTCGAATACTACGATTTGCCTCCTGTTACGGGCAAAAAGCACTATTCAGGAGAGTGCCCGGCATGCCAGCGAAAAGGAAAATACCGATGTGATGACAAGGACGGTACCGGATCGTGGATATGCAGCTGTGGTGCAGGGGATGGGTGGAAGTTACTAGAATTAACCCAAAGAAAAGATTTCAAGACGCTAGCGAGAGAAATTGATTCACTGATAGGAAACAGCTACAAAGGAGGTCAAGATAAACAGCGCCCTCCTCCAGAAATCCAGGCCACTCGCGTAAAAGTCATTAGTAAGTTCTCAACATTACTCCCACTCAAAGATACACCCGCTCAGCATTACTTATTCAATCGCGGCATATTCGAATTACCGTCCGGTCATATTCGCTTTAACACTGACGAAAATACACCATTCGGAGCCAAACAGGCGATCTGGTCAATAGCGACTGACGATAAAGGGGCGGGCTGTTATCTCCATAGAACTGTGCTTGATGGAGAGAAAAAAGCGGAGTTCGACGGCAATAAGCGGATGCTGAAATTGCAGGAAGAAAATTATCTGAACTTTGCTAATTCCATTGCTATTCGCATGTTTCCAGTTTCTTCCACATTAGGGATTGCTGAGGGGATAGAGACAGCTCTGTCATGTAAGCAGATATACGGATGTAACACATGGTCAACACTGAATGCAGGATTTTTACGGAAGTTCAGAGCGCCGAAAGGGGTTAAGCATCTGATCATATTTGCTGACAGAGATAGTAACGGAACCGGACTAGCGGCAGCGTTTGAGTGTGGCAATAAAAATATTCTGAGTAACAACGATGTCGAGTTAGTGAGTATCAGATGGCCCGAAACCGGAGATTTTAACGATATGCTGATCAATGGCGCTAAAGTATTTCAAGAGCAGTTACAGAGATGAAGGATTTTTAATATGAACTGGATTAAATGCAGTGAGCAGTTACCGGAATTAGATACGCCCGTATTTGCTGGATGGTTTAATAGCGAAGGTGAATTCATTTGGAACTGCTACGTTAGAACATGGGACTCAGAAGGCTGGCTATGGTCTATTTGTCAAGATTTCGGACAAGGTGATTGGTTGCTTGATGATGATTACTCAATGATAACCCACTGGCAACCGCTCCCAAACCCTCCGATGAAAACATGACAGAGAAACTTAAGCCGTGCCCATTTTGCGCTGGATATGAAACAATCATTATTCCAAATCAAATGTGGACAGGTCAGCGCTGGAATATATACAGCGTAACGATTCAACATCACTGTAATAGCCGTGATATTATCAAAATAACCCGAAATACTGAACATGACGCTATTCAAGCCTGGAATCAGAGGGTAAATAAAAATGGAAGCTGATTTTTGTTTTCACGAATCAAATAAATCCCAAGCATGGGAAATATTGAAAGAAACACTTCAAACGAAACAGCCGCATCGAATTATTATTAAGCCGTGGAAAGATATTCGTTCTATTCCACAAAATAGTACATTTCATATGTGGTGCGGTGAGATAAGTCGTTATTTGAATTTACACAATTCCAAGTTAACGCCGGAGGAAGTTAAAGAGGCATTGAAGCATACGTTTTTGGGTTATGAAGCAATAGATATTATTGATCTAAATACTCAGTCACCGGAACGGGTAAGAACACTTAGAAAGACATCTAAATTAGATACGGGTGAAATGTTCTATTTCATGACGCAAGTTGAAAAATGGGCATTAGATATTGGGTGTTTAGTGACTATTCCAAATAATTCACAATATATGAAATTAAAACAGGAGCAAGATAAATGAATGACTGGATACTCTATTTCTATGCTTTTGCTGGCATCGTAGCAACATTTGTTTTTGGTCTTGTGTGGCTCGCGTGTGCTGCGAGAGTACTTTGTATTTATGCGCTATGGCAACTCAGGCAGGGTAAAAGGGCACTGAATGCTATCAGGAAAATAAAGAAAGATATGGTGAAATTAAATGAGTCAACAAACATCACAGACTCAACGAGTCATCAATAATCTAATCTATAAAGTCCCGTCTAATAAAAAATCAAAGCCAGTTCCCACAGAGTCAGAAGTTAAAACGTTTGATTACGTTTATGAGCTATTGCGTGCGAAGTGGGATCGGAGGAGAAATAGAAATGAAAAAACTTCGAATAAGAAAGTGCAAGGAGTGTCATAAAGAATATCAACCCGTTCGGCAATTTCAAAATACATGTTCAATTGAATGTGCAGCAGCTAAAGGCAGGAAAGACCGAAAAAAGAAACAGGAATTAGCAGAATGGGAACTTAAAAAGAAACGTCAGCAAGAACTAACAGAACAGAAAGATAAACTCAAAGCCCGTAAATTAGCAGTCAAGCCCATCTCATATTTCAGGAATCAGGCACAGCAAGCATTTAATGCATATATCAGAGAAAGAGATAAAGACCTTCCGTGCATTAGTTGCGGGCGATCTCATAAGGGACAATATCAAGCAGGGCATTATCGAACAACTAAGGCTCATCCAGAATTGAGATTTGATGAAGACAATACTCATAAACAATGCTCTGCATGTAATAACCATTTATCAGGAAATATAATTAATTATAAACCCAGATTGATTGAGAAAATTGGGCAAGAGAGGTTTGATGCTTTAATGACGCAAAGGCCGCTAATGAAATGGCGGCGTGAAGATTACGAACGTATTTGTGATGAGTATCGTGCAAAGCTCAGGAGCTTAAGCAATGACAATCTTCACTGATATTGAAGCAGCAATAGAAGAGGCTAGGTTCAGATGCAAGATCGCTAATCAACAGTTTGCCGTAGTTCAACGTAATAACGGGAAAATGAAAGTTCTGTCTGAGAGATGGTTAATAAAGAAAGGCAATATCAAGTCAATGTATTCAACAAGACTCGATAAACATCATTCAGTTCTCCGGGGGTAAATAATGCGTGACATTCAACTAGTTTTAGAGCGTTGGGGAGCATGGGCGGCAAATGATAACAGTGACGTTGATTGGTCGCATATTGCAGCTGGGTTCAAAGGATTAATTCAAAACAAAGTTAAGTCGCGGCCACAGTGCTGTGATGATGATGGTCTCGCGGTGGACGCGGCAATGAGAAGGCTAAAAGATTATAACACTTATTATTTTCAGCTTATTGTTATGTATTACGTGAGAAGAATGCCGCTTAGAATAATGGGGTCAAAGCTTGGTATTTCTCATAATCAAGTAGCCAAACGACTGCAATCGGCAGAGGGATTTATTGAAGGGTGTCTGGCAATAGCTGAGATTAAATTAGAAATAGATGAAGTAACTCAAAAAGAAAATATTTATCAGTTTACATAAATAAGGGTTGTGTAATTACAAAAACCAATATAATGTGATAAGAGTGATAGCTATGTCACACAGCTTATTGAATTCCAAGCCTCGTACTCACGGGGTTTTTTTATATCTGGAACTTTAGCGTAGAAGGTTCGCGCGGGTGACTGAAAATCACTAGGACATGGTTCGATTCCATGAGGTTCCACCACATTATTCCAGGCTGCGCAATGCGTGGCTTTTTTCTTTATTACCGTCGAGAGGTCGGGTATGAACTTTGACAAACTATCTCCAGAATCCCAAAAACAGGCCCGATTGGCACTTATTACTATTCTGGCGCAAATGGTACCTGATGGACTGAGTGATCTTGACGCGGTATTTGTAGGTGAAGCTGTTGCCGCTGCGTTTACCGCAATGGAGCGCTATAGCAGCGTTTCTGACGAATGCAAAGATGAGAGTGAAAATTGTGATCGCGAAGCGTTTTTGGAAGCAGTAAACACCCCTCACCCTAATGGCAAGTGGGGGGGATTTATTGAACAGGAGAAAAAACGTCAGGAACTTATGCTCAGAGTTGCAAAAGAGTGTGAATCTTCTCAGTGATTTGTTTTTCTCTTTTGATTAATTGTTCGTTATCCGCAGGAATTATTTCAGAAGCTATTTGACATTCTGAAAAGAGAATATCTTTCAGGGCATCTTTTTGTACAGGTGAAAGCAGTTGTAACATTGCAATTACGATCCGTTCTGTAGCTGTGATGCTGATTTCCAGCTCGCGGACAGCTTCATTAATTGTTCTGCTCATTAGTTCCTCTTTCTATTAGCTATGGTTACTTGTCGAGATTTAATAATAGCAGATACAGTAACTCCTATAACGGAACGAATTCAATTGATTACGGAGGCTGCGTATAGCGTGGCCTTTTTTGCATTGGTCACAGTAAAATTTCTCTAAAGGTGATAAACATGAGTGTTCTATTTGGATATAGCGAGATAAAAACCATGATCACCTATGAGGACTTACAAAAAACCGCAGAGGAAGCCAATGAAAAAAGATTCACCCACGCAGAGATATTGAGGGGGTGTATTAGTCATTTTATTGAACAATATGAACAGTCTCTTGCAATAGTCGATCGGACTTTCAGGGATCACAAAGGCCAGCAAGAGAAAATTGTGACTCTGGGTATTAACGAGAATGGCATATTCAAAGAAAAGCATTTGCATGAACTCAAGCTATCTGATGACTTTAGTTTGTCGTTTGTTATCAAAACTGTTATCACAACGAAAGACCCTCAATCTACATGGATTGCATCCCCAATAACGATAAGCAGGCAATCTGGGGTTGTCACGTTTGTTTTTACTGGTAGCTCTGAAACAGCATCATGTCGTATTCCGCAGGGGAATTTATTAACTGTCTACAGCGAGGCGGCTGAAACTTTGAAGCTAATGACCATGGATCTTATTAAGCAAACCGCTCCAGAATAACCGCCCTCTTTTTTTTATAATCTATTGAAATCTTGCCGATATGTAAATTCCCATATCGGCAATTCCCATTAACTACAACTCACAGGGGCGATCATCATTCACCCCACGGACGCCCATTTTATGGGGGTGGATATGAAACTCATGGATAAGCAGCCTGATATATGGATGCAGCTATGGTTATGGCTGCTGTCAGTCAAAGAGCAGGGTATCGGTGCGGCCTTAGCCGGTTTAATGGCTTACCTCAGAGGTCGTTATAACGGGGGTAAGTTCTGGAAGACGATCATTGACGCGATGATGTGTGCATTAATTGCGTGGTTCATTCGCGACTTGTTGGTCTTCTTAAATCTGAGCACGGATTTGGCCTACATTGGCAGCGTCATTATTGGTTATCTCGGTACCGACTTTTTTGGTCAGTTGATGCGCGGGACTTTGAACCGTAAAGCGGGGATAAAAGAATGAGTACAAGCAGAGGTATTCGAAATAATAACCCCGGCAATATCCGTTGGGGTGATGACTGGCAAGGGCTGATTCCTCAATCACAGCGTACCGATAAATCTTTCTGTCAGTTTGTCAGTCCTGAATACGGTATTCGGGCAATGATAAAAATTCTTCAGAATTACAACCGGAAATACGGGATCAATACAGTAAAAGGTATCATTTCACGCTGGGCACCTCCCAACGAGAATAATACCGAGGGTTATGTTAATCGTGTATGTAAAGACACCGATGTTACTCGCGACCAGGTTGTTGATGTGTTTAATCAGGTATTTATGGCAAAACTCATTCAGGCCATTATTACCGTAGAGAATGGCAGTCAGCCCTATAACAACGCGGTCATTGATAAGGCCTTTTCCCTTTTGTAGGGCGATATGATGAAGTTTAACTCACACGGTTACACCTTCGTTGCACTGGTTCTTGTCTCGCTGGTGGCTTACCACTACTACGGCAAGTACACCCAACAGCTTAATACGACAGTTCAGTTACAGAGCGAGTTGCTGGCGCAACAGAATGAAATCGTTAGTCAGCAGGAGAGGATAAAACGCTTGTCTGAACTGGATAATCAGCACACACAGGAACTTGCTCATGCCAAATCTGAAATTGATGCTCTTCGTGATGATGTTGCCGCTGGTCGTCGCCGGTTGCGCATCGCGGCCACCTGTGATCAAGACAAAGCCAGTTCCTCCCCCGGCGTGGATGATGCAGCCAGCCCCAGATTGGAAGACCCCGCTATCAGGGATTATTTCACTCTCACCGAAAGAGTAACAACGATGCAGGCACAATTAGAGGGCTTGCAGGACTACATTAAAACTCAGTGTCAGTAACAGAAAGCCGGAAAAGCGAGGCATAGCCCCGCTGAATTAACCAACAGAAAAAAGGTTTGAAGATGAAACAGAAACTCGATTCAATGTCTAAATCTCCTCTATATGGGAAAAGTCCCGATGAAATATTAGAGCACTTTAAGAAATATAACTTTGTAGACGATCACGGACATAAGTTAGCACTGTGCCAAGACTTTATAGATCTTGTGAAGTTATCCACAAAATAAAGAATATCCAATCAATGAGCCTCGGTTAATCCGGGGCTTTTTATTATCAGTATTTCACCGCGCACTAGCATGCGCCAATCCCAACCAAGAGCTTACAGAAATAGAGCCTGAGAAATGTCGTTATAGGTGGCGACCTTCTTGGGGCGATATTTCTATGCTGGCAGGCTCTAATTTCTATAGGTATACGCAAATGAACGCATTAACAGTCAAAACACATTCGTCTGTAACCGAAGCCCCAACAATGACCAGTCTTGAAATGGTGGATTACATCAATGCCGAAAGGAAAGCTAAAGCAGAGATGGAAGGACTTTCATTTCCATGCAAGAAATACAAGAAGCTCCAACACAAGGATTTTCTTAAGAAAGTCCCAAAAGTATTGGGTGAGGAACACTCAGCGAAATTTTTCGCTCAGTACAAAGACAGTACCGGTCGTGAGCTGCCATGCTATCGATTCCCCAAGCGTGAATCCTGTTTGATGGCAATGAGCTACAGTTACGAGTTACAGGCTCAAATATTCGATCACATGACTGAACTTGAGGTTAAATCTGGATTTGGGTTTACCATCCAGCAACTGCAACACATGCTTGTTCTGGCAAAAAGGGCATCTGATGAGGATTCATCCGATGCAGGCCGCAGACTAAGAAAGCGACAAGATGACCTAGTTACCCTCAATAAAGCTGAAAAGCTGATCGGTGATATCAGTCAGATGGCTCTCGGTTTGGTTGGGGGAGGCGCAAAGGAGATTGCACATGAACCACGAACAATTTATTGAGAAGAACATCCAGGCCGAGTTAACCAAGCTCGGCTTTTCTTCATCTATTTCCGGAATGGCAAGTGACAAAGCGGTAGATCACTATCGGCGCAGTTCATCGGCAAGCAGAAAAGGCAAGATGTATGACGACTGTCTGCATATTGCTAAAGCGTGGGCGAGTAAATACAGCTCGGTCAAGCCATCAAAGTAACTCATTCAGAGCATTCTGCTGACAGAGTGCACGATAGTAGTGATTTTTTTATGTCCACCCAGCGGGCGGATACTGACTTTTTAGCAGAATATTCTAATTCCAACTGTTTCCGATTTGGAAACAATTCAGCGAGGGTTTTTATGTGGAAATAAAAAAACCAATACTGGCATCAATACATTTAGATGCCAGTGAATTAAAAGATCAAATTAATACCTTGGTTGAGTTACTTAGACTTGAACCCTGCCTTCTTGAAGGCATCCGAGACGAGTTTCTTGGCATAATCTTTGGACTGCTTGACGATGTCATCCTTACTGATGGACTTCCCGCATTTACTGCAAATGGTTCCATCGATATCACTTATTTTCTTAAGTTTGATTTGGGATCTTACAACAAGGTGATTGCCGCAATGCGGGCAAGAGTAGTTGATCTTACTCATGGGTAATCCTCATTTGACTGTGGACTGACCAACATATCAATTTTTCTTGACTGTGGAAAGCAGGAAGCCCATGCCGCCTGAGTGGGTTAACAAAGCAGGCATAAATTCAAACCCGGTCGCCCAGTGCGGCCTTTTTATTTAAGGGAAAGAGATGACACAAGATGAACAAACAATACTGATGTTTCGAGGGTTAATTGCCTCATTGTCAGAGCAGCAACAAGAAAACATCCGCGAATGCGAAAAGGTAATACGTAAGATGCTGGTTGATTACCCAGAGGAGGCTGTTTTCGCACTTGGATTGATTGGTGCAGAGCTACAGTTATCTATTTAACTTAAGGTCAATAAGATGGCAGGATTAAAAGAACTGTCTAATAAGCTGAATCAAATAAAGAAGCAAGTCCCGTTTGCCACTGCTCAGGCATTAACAAAAGTTGCCCGGCAGATTGAACAAGCTGAAAAAAAGGCGATAGAACGTAAGTTAGATAGTCCGACTCCTTTTACTGTTAACTCAGTTCGTTCTGTTGGTGCGCGTAAAAACAATCTGAAAGCCAAAGTCTTTGTTATGCAAACCGCAGCGGGTTACTTAGAATCGTTTGAGGTTGGCGGAGTCCATAAGCTCAACGGTAATGCTCTATTAAACCCAAAGGATATTAAGTTAAATAAGTATGGCAACTTACCCCGCAATAAGCTCCAGCAGTTAAAAGCTAAGCCCGATGTATTCATCGGTGAAGTAACAACGCGATACGGTAATAATGTTAATGGCGTATGGCAGCGTAAGAAGGCCAAGAAAGTTAAGAAGAATAAAAAGCGGCTAAAACGCTCTCCGAATGGCACACGTCGGGACAGGGTAAAGCAAAGACCACCAAAATTACTTATTCGGTTCGGTGATGCATTACCTGTTGCGCCAATACTCGGTTATCAAGAACGCGCAAGAAAGATGGCTGATGCATTAATGCCACAGGCTATCAGTCAGGCACTGAGCGAGGCAATCAGAACAGCTAAATAATAACTGGGATCGCGGTTCCAGTGAGGCTAATTTATGAATAACCAAATGCAACAAGTACAAGAGGCCATTGCTCGTCTGAAATCGATGAGTAGACAAGAACTACTGTCTGCACTTGTGAAAGCTGGAATAGCAAATGCTGATGATGCAGCGCCTTCTATCGACGAAAGTGAAGGAGGCAAAAGAGGTCAGGTAACGCGAGGTAACAGAGATGGTAACGCTGTGTAATTTTTTGGGTCCTTACTCAGACTCCCTTAAAATGAGGGCATTGCGCGCCCCGATGTTTCACTAGCTATGAACTTTTGAATTTGTGTCCCATGTCCCATTGTGATGAGGGTGTTGTGTGCGCTGGCGTGACTGGCTTTGTGCCGAAACGGGTGATTTTTTTATGTCTCAATTTGTGTCCCAAAAAACTGAGACATTACCCATCTTTTAGTTATGTCCCATTTTTAAGGAATGTCCCATGTCAACAATGAGTATCAGCGCTTATGCAGAGCATGTTGGTGTCGATAGGAAAACCATCACGCGATGGATTAAATCTAATCAGTATATCGTCATGGAAGGCAAAAAAATTGATGTTGAGGCCAGCGACGCAAACTTACGCCGATATCGAGATGGGACGGATATTCGTACAAGAAATGCAAAGAAAAAGCCAGATGTTGAAACCGATCAGCTCAAGGCTCGCGCTAAAGAAATTTATGATGAGCTGTCAAGCGGAAAAATAGAGATTCGTGACATTGAAGAGTCCAGAGCAATTAAAGAACATTATTTGGCCGAGCTGACAAAGTTAGAACACAGTATCAAGGCTGGAGAGGTTCTTCCCTACAAAGACATGATTGAAGCTGTTGGGCAAGAATATTCAAGAATGCGCACTCGTTTAATCGCTATTGCTCCTGAACACGGACCTCGTTTGCGTGTGCTGGCTTCCACCACCAATGATACGGAATTTGTACAGGCATTACAGGAGGTGGTTTACGAGGCGATGGAGGAATTAAGCCTTGATGATAACAATAGAGGAGAAAGCTAGTACCTCCGCCTGGCAAAATTTCACGCAAGAGTTATATAAACGTCGCCCTGATATTCGGCCTCCTGAGCCACTCTCATTAAGCGCATGGGCTAATAAGTATGCGGTGTTGTCAAAAGAAACCAGCGCCCAAACAGGCCGTTTTCGTTCGTTCGCATATCAAGATGGCATGATGGATGCCATTACAGACCCGGCTGTTACTTATGTTTCAGTGATGAAATCGGCGCGTGTCGGCTATACAAAAATACTGGATCACGTAGTGGGTTATTATCTGGCACATGACCCTTCTCCGATACTCGTTGTTCAGCCGCGCGTTGAGGATGCGGAGGACTACAGTAAAACTGAAATTGCGCCGATGCTGCGTGACACTCCGGTATTAGCTGAAATCTCTGGTGACCCCAAAACCAAGAATAGCAATCAGACTATTCTGAAAAAAACGTTTTTAAATGGTGCCAACTTAACGCTTGTAGGGGCTAACAGCCCGGGCGGGTTTCGTCGTATCACATGTAGGATCATCTTGTTTGATGAAGTGGATGGCTACCCATCCGGCGGCGCCGGTGTCGAAGGTGATCAGATAGCACTGGGTACAAAGCGCTCTGAAACATTCTGGAACCGCAAAATCGCATTGGGTTCAACTCCCACGGTAAAAGGCACCAGCCGTATTGAAAAATCATTTGAAGACAGCGACCAGCGTTACTACTATGTCCCTTGCCCACACTGTGACGAATATCAAGTATTAGAGTGGGGCGGACCAGATACACCCTATGGGATTAAATGGGACAAAGACGAACGCGGGGAAGGGATACCGGCATCAGCATACTATGTTTGTCGTCACAACGGTTGTGTGATCCATCATAACGAAAAAGCCGGCATGGTGAAGCGTGGCGAATGGCGGGCAACGAAGCCTTTCAAAGGTCATGCCGGGTTTCATATCTGGGCGGGTTACAGTCTGTTCCCCAATGCCGCTTGGAAATACTTAGTTGCTGAATGGTTGCGGGTGAAAAATGACCCGCTGATGCGTCAGACATTTATCAACCTGGTTCTGGGTGAACCGTATGAAGATCGGGGCGAGAAAGCACTCAGTGAAAAGCGTTTGCTTGAACGTTGCGAGGTCTTTGCGGCAGAGGTGCCGGATGGCGTTGCGGTTCTGACGGCGGGTATTGATACCCAAGATGATCGCTTTGAAATAGAAATCATCGGCTGGGGCCGGAACGAAGAAAGCTGGTCTATTGCTTATGATGTGATTGAAGGCGATTTAGAAACTGATGAGCCGTGGAAGCGATTAGATGCTTACCTTAAGCAAGTCTGGCGCCGTGCTGATGGGCGCGGTTTTACTATCATGGCGGCATGCATGGATTCTGGCGGTCACCACACTCAGAAAGTCTACGAATTCTCAAAAGCCAGAATAGGCAGAAGAATATGGGCGATAAAAGGGGAATCGGCTCGCGGCGGTAAACGCTCCCCCGTTTGGCCGACCAAAAAACCGACATCCCGTACTAAGTCAAGTTTCAAGCCCATTATTCTCGGTGTTAATGCAGCAAAAGATACGGTCCGGGGGAGATTACATATCAATCCACCGCTACCCGGTGAGGCAGCGGCAAGCTATATGCACTTTCCGGCAGACAGGGATCTGAATTATTTCAGTCAGCTTCTAGCGGAACGTTCTGTATTAAAAGAGTCAGGCGGGCAGCGTTTCCGAGTGTGGGAACAATTACCCGGCAGGGCTAACGAGGCGCTGGACTGTCGGGTCTATGGTTATGCTGCGCTGTGTGGCTTGCTGCATATGGGACTAAAACTGAATGCATTAGTCACAAGCATTACAGAAAATCCGGGCAGATTATTGCCCCCACCCGCAGAACCGGAAGAGAAACCGAGCTTGCAATATCCCGGCGTTATTATTCAGGAACCGGAAAAGCCGAAGCGTAAGCGTATATCCCAACTCTTGCCCTCTTAACCCTCAGCTATCTCAAGGATATTTATGTTTAACAGAAACACGAGTTTGTTAGCGGGTGCAATGACGCGTGAGCAACTTCAAGATGCACTAGCGAAAGCTCAACAAGCTTATATCGATCTGGCGACGGGAAGCCGGGGCGTGTCTTTTTCTTACACACAAGGGGATGGCACCCGTTCGGTTTCTTATCAACAAAGCTCACTAGCGGATTTACTGGCGCTGATCCAACTCTTACAAGCCCAACTGGGCATTGTCTCCCGGCCACGGCGCCCGATAAGGCTCAGGTACTGATATGAGTGAAATACGAATTTTAGGCCCGAACGGGCAGCCGTTGCCACCTTCCCGTCCTAAGCAGTCTATGCTAGTCGGCGGCAGTCGTGTGCCCTATGACGCCGCCGACACATTTAGCGATCAGCTGGCGAACTGGCAACCGGCTCTCTGGTCACCAGACAATGAAATCAACATCTATCGCGACCGCATTGTTTCCCGTGTTCGTGATCTGGCAAGAAATGACGGGTGGGCCAGTGGTGCGATCACCCGAGTTCTTGATAATGCTATCGGGGCTAATTTCCGGCCGATTATCAAACCTGATTACCGGATGCTGTCGCTGGTGACCGGTAATAAAGCATTTGATGCGACCTGGGCTGACGAATACGGCAAAGTCGTAGAAGCGCACTGGCGTTCTTGGGCTAACGATCCCGGTCGCTATTGTGACGTTGAGCGAAAGCAAACTGTTTCACAGATGTTGCGTTTGGGTTTCCGGCATAAATTGTTAGATGGTGATGCGCTTGCGGTACTGCAATATCGGACAGACAGATTGGGTTTAGGCAAGGGGCGTTATGCTACGACAATTCAAATTGTGGACCCGGACCGACTCAGCAACCCGCAACAAAATTTTGACATGCCGCATATAAGAGGCGGCGTAGAGATAGACGATGACGGTGCCCCTACGTTTTATCATATTCGGGAAGCCCATATAGGTGATTGGTGGAGTGGTGCAAAAACCATGACATGGGAGCGTATACCGCGTGAAACTGTGTGGGGTAGGCCGCATGTAGTTCATGATTACGATCATGAAAGAGGGGCACAGCATCGGGGTAACGGCATTCTGACACCAGTTGTTCAGCGTCTGAAAATGCTGATTAAGTATGACCAGTCCGAACTTGAAGCGGCAATATTGAATGCTATTTTCGGGGCTTATATTGAGTCCCCGTATGATCCTGCGTTAGTTGAAGCGGCTTTGGGTGAAAGTGAAGACGAGAATTTAGGTGCGTATCAACAGGGACGTGTCGAGTTTCACAATGATCGCCGCTTGTCTTTACAAAATGGGGCGCGTATCCCAATTATGTATCCCGGCGAGAAAATCACTACTGTCAATGCTGCGAGACCGCATAGCAATTTTGAAGGCTTTGAAAGTGCGGCGCTGCGTAATATCGCCGCAGCAACGGGGTTGTCTACTCAACAAGTGACGCAAGACTGGTCTGATGTGAACTACAGTTCGGCGCGTTCCGCCATGTTAGAAGCGTGGAAAACATTAACCCGGCGTCGCGCTGATTTTTCAATCGGCTTTGCTCAACCTATTTTGACCGCGTTTATTGAAGAAATTCACGACATAGAGGATTTACCCCTGCCAACGGGTGCCCCAGATTTTCTGGAAGCACGGGCGGCTTATTGTCGGGCGCAGTGGATGGGGCCGGGCCGGGGTTGGGTAGATCCTGTTGCGGAGAAGAAGGGCGCTATCTTGGGTATGGATGCCGGGCTTTCTACTCTTGAGATGGAGGCAGCAGAGAACGCGGGTGAAGACTGGGAAGAGATGCTCGATCAGCGTAAGCGTGAACTTGATGCATTCGAAGAGCGCGGTTTGACTCCGCCATCATGGGCGCAACTGGATGTTCCCGCTGATAAAACTATTCAAGATCCCAAGGTAGAGTAATGAATTTACCACACTTAGCCCAACGGCTATTTAACACCCCGCTGGCACTACATCCGCGCAAAGCCGAAGTCGTGATGGCTGCACTGACTGACCGATTTGGCATCACGCGGATTAATACTATGAGTGCATGGGAAGATGATGACAGTTTTTCCCGACCCCGAAATAATGACACCGGTTACGATTTTGTTGAAGGGATTGCGGTTATCCCAATACAGGGAACGCTAGTACAAAAATTAGGTTCGCTACGTCCTTACAGTGGTATGACGGGATACGACGGTATTCGGCAATCCTTTCTGACTGCACTGCATGATCCCGAAGTAACAGGAATTTGCTTAGATATTGATTCCCCCGGCGGAGAAGTTGCAGGGTGCTTTGACTTAGTGGATGAGATTTATTCAGCAAGAGGGATAAAGCCGATCCATGCCATTTTGACAGAAAGCGCGTATTCCGCTGCTTATGCGTTAGCAAGCGCCGCTGACAAAATCTACGTTCCGCGAACTGGTGGCGTCGGTTCAATTGGTGTAATCGTGATTCATTGTGACTGGTCACAGCGGATTAAAGATGACGGGTTACAAGTAACGATCATCACATACGGAGACCGAAAAGCGGAAAGCAACCCTTATGTGCCGCTAACTGATCAGGCTCGTGGTGCAATACAAGATGATGTAGACACGATGGGAAAACTGTTCGTGAGTACGGTTGCCCGCAATCGGGGCATTTCTGAAAAAACGATTCGTAACACTCAAGCGGCATGCTTTTTAGCTAACGAGGGTGTTGGTCTGGGATTAGCTGACGAGGTAATTACCCCCGACGCTGCATTCCGAAAATTACTGAGTGAATCAGGAGCTTAATAGATGGCTAGTTTAAAATTCGCCCACTTGTTGGGTCTCAAAAAGTCAGCGTCGGAAGATGATGACGACAAAGAAAAAAGCAAAAAAGCGAAATCCCGTCGTGCCGAAGAAGAGGACCGCGACGAAGAAGACGCCGAAGATGAGGATGACGATACCAAGGCTGATGAGGATGAAGATGATACTGACGCTGAGGAAGATGACGATGACCAAGATGATGAAGATAAATCAGCTAAAAAAGGGAAAAAGGCTAAGTCTCGCCGGGCGGAAGAGAACGACGACGATGAAGATGCCGAAGAGGATGACGATAAAAAAGAGGGGCGTCGTGCTGAACGTAAGCGCTGTGCTGCCATTTTTGGCAGTAAACACGCAGCAAATCGCCCAGATATGGCCGCCCATCTGGCGTTCAATACTCGCATGTCTGCGCGTGAAGCCATTAGCACTCTTGCCGCAATGGGGAGTGTTTCAGCTCCGCGTCGCGCGTCATTAGATGAGCGCATGCAACAGGCACAACAAGTCAGACTGGGACCTGACGCACGACAACCCGCTAGCGGCTCTGTTGAGGCACTTATAGCAAATGCAACCCGTCTCTACAACTCAGCAAAAGGTAAGAAATAATGGAACAAATCGGACAAAACCCATTCGCGCCCGGCATGACATCGACAATGTTCGTTCCCGATCAACTAGTCTCCGGTCCGCTTCAACTAGTGACTGATACAGTAACCATTGCAAAGGTAGGGTTATTGAAGAGGGGGACAGTTTTAGGGCTAATCACTGAATTAAAAGAGTATGCCCTGAGCGTTAAGACATCGACAGACGGCAGAGAGAAACCTATCGCTATTCTCGCTGATGATGTTGATACAACAACCGAATCAAAATCATGCGGGGTTTATCTGATGGGTGAGTTTAACCAAAATCGCCTGATATTTGACAAGAGCTGGACGCTTGAAGATCTGAAAACCGCGTTACGTACATCAGCTATTTTCATTCGCGATAGCATTCAAGCCCCCATCGCTTAACTCCTTACTTAATTGCACCTGATGCCTTAACCCGGCAGGGATGCGCTCGTTTTAAATTCAGTCTGGCAGCTCTGGCTGTCAGCATTGCATATAGAGAAATTGCATGAGTAATAATATTAGCATTTACGATACTAACGTATTAGTGCAAATCGTCCCGAATCTAATGACTAGCCAAAATTTTCTATTAGATCGATTTTTCCCCAATATAGTAACGGAAGATACAGAGAAGGTCTCAATTGATGTAGATGTAGGTAAACGCAGGATGGCGCCGTTTGTCTCGCCACTTGTGGAAGGAAAATTAGTAGAAAGTCGTCAATACCAGACAAACACACTCAAGCCCGCGTATATAAAAGATAAACGCGCCCCAGATTTACGTAAACCGATTCGTCGTCAAATTGGGGAGCGTATCGGCGGTGAGTACACAGCAGCAGAACGCGAAATGCTAAATCTGCAATTCGAAATGGCCGATCAAATTGACATGATTAACCGGCGATTAGAATGGATGGCTGCAAATGCGTTAGTAAAATCCCAAATTACTGTGGTAGGTGATGGATTTGAGACCACAGTAATTGATTTCGGTCGCTCATCTAATTTGACTGTCACATTAAGTGGTTCAGACAAATGGCCGCTAAAAGTCGCAGCAGGGGCAACAAACACGCAGCCATCTGATGATATTGAAGCCTGGCAGACATTAATTCTGAAAGAATCTGGTGCAATACCTACTGATTTAGTCTTTACGCCTTCTTCATGGAAAGCATTCCGTCTGGATACATCTATCAAGGATACCGCGATAACTTTTCCATCGTTGAACCCATTCGGCAACCAGGTGAATATCGGTCCAACAGTTCAAAAAGGAGGGGTATTTAAGGGAATTTGGGGCAACTTTAATCTCTGGTTATACAACGACTGGTTTATTGATCCTGTTGATAATGTTGAAAAACCCATGTTGCCGGATGGTGCGGTTATCATGTCAGGTGCGGATTTGATGGGAACGCGTGCGTTTGGTGCGATTCTTGATCCCACTTTCAACTACGGACCTTTGGCCTATGCGCCAAAGAGCTGGTTAAACCCTGATCCGGCACAGCGTTATTTAATGGTGCAATCGGCACCGCTGGTTATCCCAAGCCGGGTGAATGCCGCTTTATGTGCAACGGTGGTGTGATATGGCAAAGAAACAAGAAACTGAAAACGAACTGGGCGGCTTGCCGCCCGAATTGATGGTCGATGGTCAAGAGTTGCCAGCTTCTCAGATAGAAACGGTGGAAGAAGATCCCACTGTTCCCGATACAGACAAGCAGGAAAATCAGGGTGAGGTAATTGTTGTTGTGCTAAAAGGCCAAACAGTTAAGCATAACAGCAAAGAATACAAGGAGTTCGTGCAACTCACTCTAAGTAAAGAGGATGCAGATCGCTTGATTGAACTGGGGGTTGTGGCTGACGTTAACAAGCTGAGACAACAAGCCCTTATTCAACATGGCCCAACGGTCACAGTCAGTGACGGCGTTAAAATCAGTCATGAGGCTTGATTATGGGGATCAATTGGGACCAGCATTTATTAGCGCCGCTGCATGATGTGTTTGGGGACCCGGTTGAATACCGTCCAGCAAGCGGCGCTCATTACACTATCAGCGGCATCTTTGACCGGGCTTACACGCAAGAAGTGGAATCACTTGATGACGGCAGCACCATCAATACAACTTCTCCCGTACTTGGGGTGCGCGACATTGAGTTTCAGGCGCCGCCAAAAAAGGGAGATCGGGTATTGGTTGGTGTTGTGGGCGGTGTTCCTGTCAATACTTTGTTTGCCGTGGCTGATATTCAGCCCGATAGCCACGGCGGGACAAAATTAATACTTAACAGGGTGAAATCATGAACGCGGCAGGTATCAGGGCGTTAGTCATTGACGCGCTCAAACATAAGACCGATGCAGAAGCGCGGGTTTATTCTCCGCGCGACTGGTCAACAACGGAAGATATGTATCCAGTTATTTTGGTACAGACGCCAATCGATGTTAAGCAGTCACTGGGACGTAACGCGCCCCAGTTCAACACTGTTACGACAGTTCGCGTCACTGGCCGGTTGCAGGAACTTGACAGCGAAGCGGAAGATGATGGCGCAGCTAAAGCCGAAGAATCTTTGGAACGGTTACGTGAGCAGATAGAGCGTGCAGTGATTAACAGCTATGAACTGACTCGTCAGATTCAGCAATTTGCTCAAGTCCGCTCGACGATTGATATTGATGCTTCCGGGGAAGGCCATACAGCACAATTACTGCTTGAACTTGACATCGAATACTACCAGGGGCCGGAAGATTTCTACGAAATTGAAGCGGATCAACTGGACGAGATAGACGTCACCATCGCTATGCCGGACGGCACCCCGGAACCGCATTTCAGAATCGATTTTCAGGAGTAATCCATGTTTGTAAAACCTGTTATCGGGAGACGTGTACGCGATCCCGTAAAGGGTGTCTTTTTGCCCGAATCCGGTGCGGAAGTACCCAATAATATTTTCTGGCATCGTCGCTTAAAGGACGGTGACGTTGAAATATGTCAGCCCGAAAAAGCAGTTAAAAAGGCAGTTAAGGAGAATGAATAATGGCTATCCCATTTTCACGTGTACCGAATAACATTCGGGCACCCCTGTTTTATGTCGAGTTCGATAATTCGATGGCGAACAGCGCTATTGCGACTCAGCGAACATTGATTATCGGTCAGATGCTGAGTACTTCGACAGAAAAACCGAATGTGCCCGCTCGCATCTCCTCCGCTGCTCAAGCTGCTAGTCTATACGGTAATGGTTCACTGTTACACAGTATGTCATCGGCGTATTTTGCTAACGATCATGCGGGTGAAACGTGGGTTCTTCCCTTAAGCGATGCTGACAATATGGTCGCAGCCAAGGGCAGTGTAAAAGTGTCTACCCCAGCAACCGACACCGGCGTTATTTCGCTGTATATCGGCGGTCAGCGTGTGCAAATCACGACTGTAGCAACGGATAAAGCCGAGCAAGTGGCTACGGCACTTTCAGCAGCGATTAATCAGAAAGCCGCCTTGCCTGTTACAGCGACAGTAGCATTTGACTCGGCGGATGCGGTGACTTTGACAGCCAAAAATAAGGGTGCATCCGGGAATAGCATTGATTTACGTCTGAATTACCGGGGGCAGGCAGGCGGTGAGGCGACTCCTCCTGGCATGGATTTGAAAATCACGCCGATGGCAGGCGGGGCGGGTGCCCCCGAACTGAAAGATGCGTTGTCTAGTCTGAAAGATCGCTCGTTTGATTTTATCGTCAACCCTTATACGGACACGGCGTCACTGGATGACATGAAAGCGTTCTTGTCTGATAACGGCGGGCGTTGGTCGTGGGAGCAACAGTTATATGGACATTCATTCGGCGCTGTCGGCGGAACTTACGGGGAACTGGCAACAATCGGTGAACAGCGTAACTATCAGCATGAAACATTGTTCGGAGTCACAAAGTCCCCATCTCCCAACTACGTTTGGGCGGCAGCGTTAACCGGGGCAATCGCTCAAAGCCTACGCAATGACCCCGGCAGGCCATTACAGACATTGCCGATTAGTAGTGTATTGGCCCCGGCATCTGAGGACCAGCTTGATCTGATTGAACGTAATAACTTGCTACACAGCGGGATTTCCAGCTTTACCGTCGCTGATGACAGCACAGTACAAGTCGAGAACGTTATCACGACGTATCAAAAGAATAGCTTCGGTGATAACGATGACAGCTATTTGCAAGTTGAAACCCTGTATTTGTTGATGTACGTCACGCGTTATATTCGCACGCAAATTACGAGTAAGTTTGCCCGCATGAAACTGGTGAAAAACGGTACCCGCTTTGCCCCGGGTTCAGCCATTGTGACGCCCAATGTCATCCGCGCTGAACTCATCGCTCAGTACAGGTCATTGGAATATAACGGCTACGTGCAGGATTCGAAAAGTTTTGCGGGCGGGCTGATTGTTGAAATTAATGCCCAGAATCCGAATCGTGTTGATGTGCTGTGGACGGGTACACTCATCAATCAGTTGCGTGTCTTTGCCGTCCTTAATCAGTTCCGCTTGCAACCGGCAGCAGCATAAGAGGTAAACATGGGTAATACATCAAACAGACTCGCGGGTACCGCTTATGTCACCGTGGACGGCATTCGAATAATGGTCGCAGGGGATTTCACCTGGAGTCCCTCAACAGTCACCCGCGAGACTCTTACGGGGATGGACTACGTACACGGTTACAAAGAGAAGCCGCAAGCGGGCTTTATCTCCTGCAAGGTTCGTGACAGCGGCGGGACAACCGTTGCTGATTTTAATAATCAGACGAATGTCACTATCGTTGCTGAACTGGCAAACGGCAAGACCATCATTGGTGAAGGGATGTGGACGGTTAACACGCAGGAAGTGGCAAGCGAAGATGCAACCTTCGAAGTCCGCTGGGAAGGCACTTCCGTGACTGAAAATTAATTAAGAGAGAAATAATCATGTTAGAAACAACGAAAACTATCGTATTGAACACCCCGATTGAAAGCAATGACGGCAAAGTCCGCTACGAGCAGATCGACTTGAAAGAACCGGTATTGATTCAGGTTGAGCAGTTTTATGAAGCACAGAACAAATCAAATCATTCAATTGCCGCTATGCGTCTGTTGATTTCATTGGTTTCAGAAATCCCCGAGCCAGTACTGAAAAAAATGGCTATCAGTGATTTTCACAAATGTCAGGAGTTCCTTCTGGGTTTTTTGGACTCGAAGCGCTCGATGGCTGGCAACAACTAGCCGCTGACGTCACATTTTATTATAAGTGGGGGCCGCGCGATGCGTGGCTTCTGACAAGATCATGGCTTGAGTGGTGGGTTGAACAAGCTAATCGAATGAATAAGGAACGAACAAATGGCTAACGCTTTTGATTTTGAATTAAATGCTGATGAGAATGTCACGAAAGTTATTGATGAAATCAATGCAAAGTTGAATAGCCTCAATCCTAACTTGGCAAAAACCAAGGAGGGATTGAAATTTGGGGGATCCGAATCCACTGACGGGGTAGATGTACTTGGTACAAAGTTACGTGATATGTCTCAATATGCAAAAGATAATGTTCAGCATATCGGTGACATGGTGCCACCCCTTAAAAATGTCGGCGAACTTGCGACAAAATACGCCGGAATAGGGGCAAAAATTGGCGGCATTGGTATGGTAGCCTATGGCGCTACAAAGGCATTTAAAACTCTAAATGAGGGTGCCTCTAATGCCTACAATCTTGACGTGAGTGCAAAAAATGCCGCAATGACACCTGAAAATTTTTCGCGTCTTAGGGGGGCAATGATAATACTTGGTGCCGAGGCCGATAAAGCCCACCAAGCCGTTGAAAGTTTATATGAGGTATTTAATGAACCATTACAGACGAGAAATGTTGCTAAGTTAGCTCAATTAAACAGTATGGGAGTACATATCTATACAAATAAAGATGGTACCGCAGATGCATATAAAACAATTCAAGAATTGGCTAAAGTGTTTCCTGAATATTCTTCTGATAAACAGAAGACAATAGCTAAACTTCTTGGGCTTGATGATAACACTCTTGCGTTATTACGCGATGCTGTGGGGTTAAAAGAACGATTAAAACAATCTGATAGGTTTGGTTTTACTATTGATCCTGAGCTTAATAATCGACTTAATGAGCTTAATAGTTCATTAAGGGAATTAAATGCATCTTGGGAGGGTTTCAAACAGAGAGGAGAAAATAATCTTAATAACCTTTTAACTTTCGATGGCTCAGTTAAAGATGGGCTAGAAGGTGTAACAGATATCCTAACTAATGGGCTAGACAGTATTTCTCTGGCTCATGCGCTTGGTGCTACGCGTGGCAAAGAAGCCGATCAGCTTAGGTGGGGCTATAATACGCCAGAGTTTTATCAAAGTTTAAGCTGGAGCGATAAGGTTGCCCTTGATTTTGGTGTAATGTCTGATGGTTTTCGCGAAAAATATAATGAATGGCAAAAAACGCATCCTCAAAATGAAGCTATTCCCCAACCGCAGAAAATCCCAGAGCCACAAAAAATAGAACCTCCCAAATATCCTGATCCTTACGCAAAACCAGTGAAAGACTCATTCGGTTTGAGAAATAACAATCCCGGCAATGTGCGTGACGCTCCAAACGGCATTGGATATGTACAAGGGAAAAGTGGAACATTTGTTAAGTTCGATAATAGTCATGATGGTCTTTCTGCAATGGCTAGACAGTTAATGCTTAACGGCGACAGGGGAAAGAATACCGTTAGTAGCACAATTAGCACCTATTCACCGCCAGGAGGCATAGATAGAAATAATACTCAGGCATACATCAATTTCGTGTCAAAAGAGACAGGCTTTCTTCCTAATCAACAGTTAGATATGCATGCCCCCAAAGTGCTAGGTAATCTGATGGAAGCGATGATCAAACAAGAAAATCATGGTCAACAACCCTTTAATCAAAAACAAATCGCGGATGCAATAAACGCCGCTATCTTTGACCCGCGCTGGCAAGGTAAACGTGACATAAACTATTTACAGCTACAACGCCTGCAATATCAACCCGCTCCGCCTGAGTCTGATAAAAGATCCGCTTCCATCTTTGCAAATCAAGCAAATAACAGTGAGCTTGCTCAGAACATGGCTGAGGCGATTCAATCGGTAATAGGTGAAAATAAATTCCAGGTAGAGATTACACTGGTCAACAGCAAGACCGGAGAGCGCCAGCAATTTAATGCAAAAACTGGGGGCAGAGTGACAACCTCAATGCAATATTCTTGATTTTCTTACTTGTCTAAATGATGATTGGCCCTTTAATAAAAGGAGGTGTTTATGTCTATCTGGCAAGTCATACTGTTGCTTGTTTTCTTGTTCTTTATTGCATTATATTTATCTTTTAAAAAAGAAAAAACAGGACTAAGAACTACAATGAGGGTGCTGTCTATTGTTATCCCTATTATCTTGGTTTCTGCATTTTTTATAATGGAAAACGCCGTCAGTAAAGGTTGCTATAGTAATGAGCAGAATTTTTATGAAAGGAAAGATGCTCTTTGCTATGGAACTGGCAGAATCACACAAGTGACCATAGGTGATAGGAATCTTGAAATAGATCGCTTTATGGTTTTATCAAAAAACAAGGTAGTCATTCATACAAAAGATGGCGGTGATTTTGTTGGGTCATATGCGAACGGTACGTTCATTGTGAAGTGGCTTGATGATTTAGTTTATTAGATATAAGTTCAGCATTGCAGTAAGCCCCGCTTGGGGCTTTGATAATAAACTTTATCCACCGCGCATCACTTTAGCGGCATTCCTTTTCGCAAGTGATATCGCTCTTTTTATATCATCTAGCAGAGACTCAGCTCTTTTGATATCTTCAAGTGCAGCTTCTATAGATGAATTTGGCAGCCATTGCTTTGAAATGATATCCACCTGTTGAATATTGTCGCTGACAATATTTCGAGTATCTCCATTTATTATGTTGATCCTATGTTTGCAGTACATTCCGTTTTCGCCTGCCGGGCAAGTGCAGAATGCTAGGAAATCTTTTCCGTCTTTTATAAAAGTAGCCTTATATGGCTCTTCCGCTGATCCTTGCACGAGAAAATTTATTTTTTCCATGAAACGCCTCATGAGCTGAGTTTATCAACTATTTCTTGGTTTCTATCAGTTTTTTGATTTTTTCAACATCCAACTCAATAGAAACCAATCTTTCTTCTATGCTTGGTTTATGAACTATATCTGAATTTTGAGAAATCCAATTTTCAATGGCCGCAACCATTTCGGCGTTAAGAGATCGTCCTGTTTTATCAGCAATTCTTGCCATTTCCTCTTTTAATTCAATAGGAAGTCTTAAATTAACTTGAGGGTGTTTGTATGGTCGCTTGGTCATTATGAGTTTCTATTATTCAGTTAACTATAAGATAGATTAAGTGCGTACCTATTGACTATCAATACGTACCATATTAATATGTATGCGTACCACATACAAAAGCATACAAAGGAGATGTTAATGAAAGTGGCTGAACCCGTATCTGTTCGGATGCCAACAAAGCTAAAAGAGATTCTTCAATCGATAGCTGATGCAGGTGATAGATCTTTGAGTAAGGAAATTCTTCGGAGAGTGAAGGAGTCACTAAAAAATGAAGGGATAGTTATCCCAGAATGACAAAACCCCAAAGGCTGGCACCAATGGGGTCTTATAGTGGCCGGAAATCTTAGAGGAAAACCGACATGTCAAGTATAGCAATTAATGAAATGCATAACACTATCAATGCTGAAAATTTGCCTGTTATTACCCATAACAGCATTCCAGTAATTACTACTGAGTTGCTAGCTAAATTGTATGGGACTGAAATTATCAATATTCAAGTTAATTTCTCTCGTCATGCAGACCGTTTTATTGCCGGGAAGCATTATTTTAAACTTGAAGGCGAAGAGCTTAGGGAGTTAAAGCGCGAACTTACTCAAAGTAAGTCTGTGGAAATTGCTAGGAATGTCAGAGCGTTAACACTGTGGACAGAGCGCGGAGCAGCACGTCACGCCAAAATGCTGGAAACAGATCAAGCGTGGGACGTATTCGAAGCACTGGAAGATTTTTATTTTAACCAGAAAGAAGGTGAGTTCCTTGGAAAACAACAGGAATTACCAGTACCTCATAAAACTCAATTCACTGATGAAGAGTTGTGTAGTTTATGTTGGTTATGGAGAAATGCTGTTGAGATGATTAGTTCAATATCTGATGTTTATCCCATTCTTCGAGCAGCAGAGCATAGGCTTGCAGGTAAATACTATTCAATGCAACGTGAATATCCACGAAACACAAATATAGTCAGACGTTTGCTAGAAAGAGAGACAGCACATATTGAGTGTGCATCGTTTATTGATAATGACTGGCGAGTATTGCACAGTCTGAGAATTCCTAATAGTCCGTTCTAAGCCCAAAGCCAAGGATGGCTTAACAAATAACCCGCTTTAATAGCGGGTTATTTAGGGAAATTAAGCATGGTTTGCCGGTTTTATTAAGCTTTCCGCTGGTATTCCGAACATTTTATGTAAATTCCATACCATCGGTAGTGTGAGGCTACGTTTGCGATTAAGTATTTCATACACGCGATTTACTTTGCCAATTGCTGGTACCAAGTCTTTTGCTGTTAATCCAGATTGTTCCATTCTGAATTTTATAGCTTCAATCGGGTCTGGCGGGTCTATGTGATAGTGTTCTGCTTCATAAGCTTCAATAAGCAGCACCATTACTTCCATGTAATCAAATTCAGGTGTTCCGATTTCAGGCTGGTTATCAAAAAGTGGCGAAACAGCCTTTAACGCTGCCTGATAGTCTTGTTCGGTACGAATAGGTTTAATGTTCATTTTTACTCCGGTTCTACGGTATTGGCATCTACAGTATCGTATTGTTTATGTGTGCCAATGAATTTTACGTACACCCAGCCGATGGGATAAACAATAGAAACTATCAGGCGGTAGCTGTTCCCTTTAATGTTAAATACCACGCGATTGTTTTTTAGAATACTCGCATTGCGGTACTGGGTTTTAATTTCAGCAGGGGTTTTCCAAGTTGCTTTCTTGGCCTCGTCAACCCACGCTTTTAACTGTTGTTCAGCATCGGGATACGTTTCCCAGAACTGTTTTAATGTACTGACTGAGATGATTTTCATAAAGTTATACTAGTCCCAATTTGGGATAAAAGCAACTATTTCTGCCGCTTAATTGCGGTTTTTTTGTATCTAAAATAACCACAAGGTGGTGATATGCCATTGATTAAAGACGCCATTTCATCACTTTTGGGGAAAGATGAGGCTTGGAAATGGTCGGAACATTTGCATCCGGCATCATTCCGGGGTGTGCCATTTGCCGTAGTTTCAGGTGAAAGCGTTTTCGGCAGACGGCAAGCCGTGCATGAATATCCTTATCGTGATACGGCGTGGATTGAAGACCTTGGGCGCAGTAGCCGAAAAATCACCTTGCGCGGCTTTATTATCCAAGACAGTAAAGTTTATTCCGCGCCGGATGTGATCACTCAACGTAATAATTTGGTGGCAGCATGCGAAGAAGGGGTAAGCGGTACTCTGATTCACCCCACGCTTGGCGAGTTAACTGTCAGCGTCACTGAATCGGGCTTGCGTGTAAATGAAAGTGCGGATAATGGCCGGGTGTTTGAGTTCACTTTGACTGTGATTGAGTCTGGTCTCAAAGTCTTTGCTGTCACAAATAGCACCGCCGCAGACAGTAAAGTGAATGCTAATTGGCTCAGAACGGTCACAACGACAGCAGCTAAATTTATCGCCATGGTGAAAGGCGAGATCCGCACTGTCACACAAGCCGTGAAAACCATCAAACAGACCATTAATTTTTGGACAAACATGGTGCAATCGTCAATTGATGAAGTCACCAATCTTAGTGACATGTTGAATTCCACCTTTGGTAGCAAACGTTACGGCCGTTACAGCCGAGGCAAGATCGGCGGCTCTGTATCCGGGGCAACCGGCGTTGTACTACGAAACAATGACAGTGAAAACTATAAAAAGGTAGTCAATGAAAAAATGGCCGGGGCTGTGATGGGGCGAGAGGCAATATCAAAAGCCCTTTCGCAACTTAACGATGCTAATTCGATTGAGGGCTTGGCCAGTGGGGTGCAGTTAGTTATCAATGTGATCATTAACGCAACGGGCAGTACAGTAGAGAAAGTCCGGGTATTTGAAAATCTTGCCAGTTTTAAAAATACGCAATATCAGCAGAGCAGTGTAGACCGGAACGTAGCAGAAGCCACGACATTATTACTCGTTGTTCTGTCTGCTGGAGCAATGGCAAAAACAGCAAGTGAACTTATTCCGGCCAATCGTGATGAGGCGGCAACCATTCGGCGACGTGTTTGTGAGTCTCTTGATAACGCGATCATTAAAGCGGGTGATTTGGCGGCTGATGATGTTTTCCAATCATTAGTTCAGTTACGTTATGAGTTTGTCGAAAGTTTCTCACTGAAAGATGCAAAAGGGCGATTAACCCAGTTTAACTTACCCTCTGTATTGCCTGTACTGAATATTGCTAACCGAATCTATCAAGATGCGGGACGCAGTGATGAACTTGTGCAAGCGGTATCTCCTACTCACCCGGCATTTATGCCCGTTAAGTTTAAGGCGCTGAAACAGTGAAAAATGATGAGTTGTCATTAGTGATCGGCGGGCGCCGCATATTTGGTTGGGATAGTGTACGGGTGACGCGGGGTATTGAACGATTACCCTCCGATTTTGATTTGATGCTGATGGACTACTACCCCGGCAATGATGAGAAACAGCTTGTAGAACCCGGCGAAAAATGCGAAGTGTTCCTTGGGGATGATCGGGTAGTGACAGGATATATCGATAGCTGGAATCCGTCTATTTCCAAAAATAAACACGAAATCAAAGTAGCGGGACGGGGTAAATGTCAGGATTTAGTAGACTGCTCAGCGAAGTGGCCGAACAACGTTATCAGTCAGGCTACTCCGCTACAGATTGCTCAGAAACTGGCCCAATGGTACGACATTCAGGTGACCTCTGATGTTGATGATATGCCAACTGTCCCTCAGTTCACACTGAACTGGGGTGAATCCTCGCAAGAAGTCATTGATCGCGTTACCCGGTTTGCTGCTCTTCTTTACTACGACTTGCCCGATGGGAACTTAATCATGACGCGAGTAGGCACAGAACTGGCAGCGAGTGGGGTTGAGCAAGGGAAGAACGTCGAAACATCAGATTATAATAGTTCAATGAATGAACGGTTTTCTGAGTATACCGGCCTGTCTTTTGCTATTAGCGGACTCAATGAGACAAGTAATGATAGCGGTTATGATGTCGTCACGTTAGCAACAGCGAGTGATCCCGAAGCTAAAAAGATGCGTTATCGGAACTATGTCACCATCATAGAAAGCACACTCATATCAGCAAAGCGATCACAAGAGTCCATTGATTGGGAAATGAACCGACGCTACGGACGCTCAAAAGTGCTGAAAGTCACAATTGATAGCTGGCGGGATAGCGGCGGTAAATTATGGCAACCCAATACATTAATCCCAATTCATATGCCAATTTTTGGTCTTGAGAATGAACAGTGGTTGTTATCTGAAGTCACTTATACGCGTAACGGCGATAATGGCACACAAGCGCAATTAGTCTTAATGCCTCCAGCCGCTTTTGCTGTTCAACCATACGAATTTTACGCAATTTTGAGAGAGACGATCAGATGATGAATGATGCAATCAGAAAGTTATCTCGACGTGTCGAAATGATGCTAGGGCTTGGAAAAATCAAGACTTCACGTGATAGCGGAAACATTCAAGTTGTTCAGTATCAAACGCCGATTGAGGTCCGAGATAACACGGCCCGAATGGCTGAGTTTGGCTTCTCGTCTGCACTTCCAGCCGGGACAGATGTTGTAATTGGTTATCTTGGCGGGGATCGTTCAAGTGCTGTAGTGATTGCAAGCAACAATAAAAAATATCGGCATAGGAATTTAAATCCCGGCGAAGTGGTGCTTTATAACCAGTGGGGCTTACACATCTTACTAACCGAATCAGGGATCACGATAGAGGCAAAAGGCCAGCCCGTCACTGTGAATAATGCAACTCAGGTGACTATTAACGCGAGCGAGAGTGTGCTCTGCAATACGCCAATTTTAAAAGTGACTGGTGATATTATTGATAATTGCAACAGCAATGCTTCAACAATGAAACAGTTGCGTGATTCGTATAATAATCACACGCATAAAGTATCTGGTGTTGAGTCGGGTGGTTCAACAGTGACGAGTCAACAAACCGGGGAACCAGTGAAATGAGTGATATTACCTCTTATTGGGATGTGAATAAAATTCATGCTGACTGGCAGGCGGGGAACGGAGATTTGGTAATAGGCAACGATTTACAAACTGCAATGATTATCAGCTTATTCACAGACAGACAAGCCCGGCCTGATGATGAAATTGATGGAGTAGACCGGCGCGGCTGGTGGGGTGATATCGGTTCAGATTATCAAATCGGCTCTCGATTGTGGCTGATACGGCGCCAAAAACTCACTACCGCTGTAGCACTGAAAGCGGAAGACTATGCACGTGAGGCGCTACAGTGGATGTTAGACGATGGTGTTGTAGCTTCTGTAAATATCAATACTCAAATCGTTTATCCAAACCGGTTAAACATAGCCATTCGTTATCAGCGTCCCGGAAGAGAAAGCGAAGACCTGAGATTTTTCTGGGTATGGGAAAAAAATAATGCCATTTAAACGACAAACACTATCGGAATTACGGGAGCAGAACCGCAGTTTCTTACAGTCAGAACTCAATGAACCTGGTCCTTTGCTGAGATTCTCAAACATGGGTGTTCTTGCTGATATGGACGCGGGAATGTCTCATCTGCATTACGGCTATCTTGATTATATCGCACTGCAAACTACGCCCTTTACTGCCACAGATGAACATCTTGCGGGCTGGGGGGCAATGAAAAAAGTCTTTCGCAAACCGGCTAACGCGGCCATTTGCAATGATTATTTATTTACCGGTATTGAAGGGACAATTATTCCAGCCGGGACAATATTAAATCGTGGCGACGGTTATCAGTACAAAACGCTTTATGATGTCCGCATTGCACAAGATGGCGCTGCTAATGCATTAATAACGGCAATTTTGCCGGATATTTCTGATGATACAACGGGTGGGGGAAGTGCGGGTAATGCTGACGCAGGAACGACGTTGACACTCGATCAGAGTATTGCAGGTGTTGATGTTCATGGAAAAGCAGTGACGCCAATTATCGGCGGGGCTGACATTGAAGATGAATCTGATTTTCGCTCACGGATTTTGCTTGCGTATCAAGGGCTTTTGTCCGGTGGTTCTGATGATGACTATAGGCTTTGGGCGTTATCTGTGCCGGGTATTACCCGCGTCTGGATTCGTCGGAGAGCGATGGGGGCAGGTACTGTTGGCATCTATATCATGTGCGATAATAACGGCAAAGGCGGTTTCCCAACGGGTACGGATGGATTTTCCAGCTTAGAAAATTACGGAACGGCGGCAACAGGGGACCAAGCGAGAGTTGCTGATTATATTTACCCGTTGCAGCCAGTCACTGCATTAGTCTGGGTATGCTCCCCAATTCAGCGTAAAATTGATATCACAATCAACGGTATATCTTATGTTAGTCGTGATGTGACGAATGCCATAGCCGCCGCTATTGACAATGTATTTTTTGAAAGTGGTAACCCCGATGGGACCGGGCGAGTGCTTATTTCAGAGCTGCAATATGCGATTGCTGATGTGCCGGGAACTGCGGGGTTTGTTATCACATCCCCGACAAGTAACATTAAGCTCGGTACCGGGGAATTACCTCTTAGAGGGGAGGTTATCTATACATGAGTCGATATAGCGTAGAAGACTATACATCAGCATTAAACGGGCTATTGCCTGTTGGTTTGGCGTGGACTCGTCAGCATTCATCAGTCATGAGTGCCGTAGCAAAAGCAATTGCTCGCTCATATTATCGAAGTGATCGTGACGCATGGGGATTAATTGAAGGGGCTTTCCCGGCAACGGTAACTATCATGTTACCCGAATGGGAAAAATCGCTAGGGCTACCCGACGATTGCGGGATTGGGGAAGTTGATACTATCCCTTTAAGACAGAAAACCGTTGTTTCGCGATTACTGAGAGATGGCGGGCAGTCAAAAGAGTTTTTTATTAATCTGGCGGCAACGATGGGCTATACCATTACGATTACGGAATACCGACAAGCACGCGCGGGCCAGTCTCGTTGCTGTGATGCCTTGAACGGTGAAGATTGGCCTTTCGTATGGCGAATTAATGCCCCCAAAACTACCATCTTTTACGCTGTAGCCGGTGGGAGTTATTGCGGAGATCCGCTTCGCTCGTGGGGTAACAAACGGCTTGAATGTCAATTTAACCGTCTTTGTCCTTCACATACAATTCTGCAATTCGGTTACAGTAACTAAATAACCCTTTATTTATTATTTTCAAATCACATTTATTGTGAGGTTTTGTTATGCAAAAAATTGGTGATATTACAAATACTGCGGATAAGAATGGGGAATTTACTAACGGTAATGTTGCCGCTGGTATTGCACCGACAATATTAGATGCAGGATGGTTTAATACCGTTCAGCGTGAACTCATTAATGCAATATTGGGATCGGGGATTAAATTAGACAGTAAAAATGACAGTCAGCTTTTTGCTGCTATCAAAAAATTAATTGACAGCAGCGCAGTAGAAGTTCACGACGCTTCACTAACCCAAAAAGGCATAGTTCAACTTACCGATGTAACAGGGAGTAGCAATACACTTGCAGCCACTCAGAAGTTGATTACCGACGTCAACAACAACGCCAACACTCGCCTGGTAAAAAACCAAAACGGCGCCGACATCCCTGATAAAAGTGAGTTTGTGAAAAACCTCGGTTTGTCGGAAACGGTGACTAAGGCGAATAGTGCGGTATCTAAAACAGATGCAGATAGCACATATGCGCGGAAAAAATCACAAGACGATTTTACTTGCGGTAGTTTAAATGTTGTTGCTAATCATGAGTATCCCGGAATCAAATTAGAAAAAAAAGACGGTAGATACGTTCAAATTTATGCAAATCCCGACGAGCAAGACCCATTAACGATCTCATATAGAGACAAAAACGGCGATACAATCTATTACGCAAGTGTACAGAAGAAATCTGGCATTCTGGCAATGCTAGATGATATCAACGTTCCTGTTGGCGTCCCGCTTCCGTACCCCCATCGATATACGCCCGCAGGTTACTTAACATGCAACGGTCAGACATTCGATAAGTCTTTATACCCAAAGCTAGCAGAAGCTTATCCTGCCGGTAGAGTGCCTGATTTAAGGGGCGAGTTTATCCGGGGGTGGGATGATAGCCGAGGTGTTGATCCGGGGCGGGTGTGTGGAACGTGGCAGGGTGATGCAATGCAAAATATTACAGGCGGGTTTACAATCCGGCGTCACAAATCGTGGTCGCAGCTACAAAGCGTAACTGGCTGTTTTGATAGTAAATTTAACTCATCATCAGGGCTTGTAGCAAATCAATCATCCGGCGAACACGGCGAAGACGGCGTTACTTTTGACGCATCACGCGTAGCACGTACTGCAAACGAAACCCGCCCCCGCAACGTCGCATTTAATTACATAGTGAGAGCAGCATAATGACAGAACAAAAATACTCTTTAGAGCATGAAACAGCAGTGTTAGGTAAAGATGGTTTAGCCGAGAAAGCCGGTTGGATAAAGATTTACCACACTAATCAGATGACGAGGGAATTCACAGTTTCAGACATTGAATATGTGATGCTGGGTGTCAGTCTATCAGCCGGTGCTTATCCTGATGCTCCAAAGCTGCCCGATTCTCATGATGAAGCCGTTTGTCGCAGCGAAGATGGAAAGTGCTGGGAAACCGTCCCGGACTATCGCGGAAAGACAGCTTACGATACGTTGACTCGTGCACCAACTGAGATAACAGAAATCGGTGAATTGCCGGATACGCTGACCTTCAAGAAACCCGATACCGACTACGATAAATGGAACGGTAAAGAGTGGGTAGTTGATAAAGACCTTTTGAAGGCCAGTCAGATCGATGAAGCAAAGCAGCAACAAGCCACACTGTTACAACAAGCAAATGAAACACTCTCATTGCTACAAGACTCGGTTGACTTAGAAGTCGCTACAGACTCAGAGAAAGCCGCTTTGCTTGAGTGGAAGAAATACCGCGTTCTGCTCACTCGTGTAGATGTTAATCAAGCGCCTGATGTGATTTGGCCGGAAGTGCCGAAGTGA